AAACGTTGGTGTTTATGGCTTGTAAACGTTGAGCCACACGAACTAAGGCAAATGTCTTATGTCTTTGAAAGGGTGAAAAGATTGAAGGATTACCGCATGGGCAGTGGTCGGGCAACGACTGTAAAACTTGCACAGACCCCGCATCTTTTTGGAGAAATCAGACAGCCTAAAACTGATTACATAATCGTTCCAAAAGTTTCATCGGAGAACAGAAAATATATTCCAATTGGGATTTGTGGTAAAGAAGTGATTGCAAGTGGGAGTTCATTGATTGTCCCTAATGCAAGCCTTTACATTTTTGGTGCTTTGACCTCCGAAATGCACATGACATGGGTGAAATATGTTTGTGGGCGTTTGGAAAGTCGCTTTCAGTATTCCAGTTCAATCGTTTACAACAACTACCCTTTCCCCCTCACTCCCACCGACGCCCAAAAGAAAAAAGTAGAAGAAGCCGCGCAAGCGGTTTTGGATGCCCGGGCAAAATATCCCGGCAGCAGTCTGGCCGACCTCTACGACCCCGTGACCATGCCGCCCGACTTGGTGCGGGCGCACCAGGCATTAGACAAGGCGGTGGATTTGTGCTACCGCCCGCAAGCGTTTGGCAGCGAGTTGGCGCGTATTGAGTTTCTGTTTGGGCTTTATGAGCAGTACACCGCGCCGATGTTTGGGGGTATCACTCAAAAGAAAAAGTAAACCTCAAACATTCGCCTTATGTCAAATGCTGAACATCTTGAAATTTTGAAATCGGAGGCTAAGAGGTGGAACGAGTGGCGGGGAGAAAGCAAGGTAGAATACCCCGACCTGCGCGGAGCCAACCTGCGCGGAGCCGACCTGCGCGGAGCCAACCTGCGCGGAGCCAACCTGTACGGAGCCAACGGAGAAACAATCAAAATCTTCCATGCGCCCGTTATCATCCAAGGCCTACATTGGACAGTTATTATTGCTGGTAACTTCATGGAGATTGGTTGCGAGAGGCATTTAGTTACTGACTGGGCTAAGTTCAAAGAATCGCGCATTAAGTTGATGGATTCTCAGGCGAGTAAATTCTGGAAAGAAAATAAAGAATCATTACTCGTGTTAGCGCAAAACCATCTTAAGCAGCATAATAAACTGGCTAAGGATTATGCTAAACAAAATAAGGAGGCCACTGAATGAAACTATCCTACAGAGTTAAATATCAATCAGCCACAGGTAAAGAAATAACCCGCGTAGTTAAGGGTGACAACTTACATATCATTAACGCCATGGCTGAGGTGTACCGTCGCAAGAATTGGTCAATTGCTAGTATGGAGGCTATCAATGCACGCTAATGATAACGAAGAATCATGGGCACACCTCACCAAGCTCATGCTTGAAACGGATGCTTGCATTAAAGCTGCAAACGGGCTGCTAGATTCAACCACGAAATTTAACCGTGATTTATCCAATGCAATACCACGTATATTAGAGGAGCTGAAAAATGCGTAGATTAAAGAATCAATGGGGTGACAGAAACCCGCAAATGTCTAAGCCCTTGAATCGCAGCGAGTGGATTTTATTCTGGGTTTTTGTAGCAATCGGGTCAATCGTAACGGTAGGTATGTCATGGCTGTAAAATACGCGCCGCTCTGGAACAAGCTAGACGGTTGGAACACAGACGCAGAACACAAGGCAGAGAATGACCGTGTGGAGTTTATCAATACGTCTGTTGATTCTATTATTGAGAATCACAAGCGCGTATACGGTGAGCCGAGTGAAAGCATGAAGCAATACTTGCAGATGATGCTGATTGAGTATGTGGAGCAATATCATGTTTAACTGGCAATACTACTTACTAGGCACAATCATGATGGCGTTTGTCGCTGGTGTGATGGGGTATCAGTCGAGAGGGAATTTAATCTGTATTGAAATTGAGGGGTAACATGGACGACCACGCAGAAATAGCACTAGAGAACTTGCAGGCAGCAAATAGCAAGCTGCCGAAGAAATTAAACGGTTATTTGTACCGTGATGATTTGCCAACGCGGGATGAGGTGCTCCTTGCATTGGGGTATTGGACAAATTTTGCACATGAATGCACTAGGGAATTAATCGCACGCGGTTGGCTGAAAGTAAGGGAGTAGGTTATGCTATCAGGAATACAGCTATTAAGCGCTTTGTATCTAGTGGGTGGCTGGTCAGGGCAGATTGATACAAGTCAGCCAACGATATTTTTCGCGTGGCTCGCTGTTATTTGCTGCGGTGCAGAGAATATAAACATTAGGAAGTAATCATGACACTATCAGATGACATTAAGCGAGTGCTGGAGTTGGATGATTGCAACCTTGGCAAGATAAACCACGGCATCATTCGCCAGCAAAACGAGCTACTGCGAGAGGCTTATGGGGCGTTGAAAGCGGCTGATGGGAATTGTCGCCATCTTCCACAGAAGCGCGTTACCGTAGCACTATCTAAAATCAAAACCGCGTTGGGGGATGTATGAGTGAGATTCAGATTGTTATTGGTAGCTTTTGTTTGGGGGTTTTTGCCACTATTGTTTTTGTCGTTGATAGCAACACTGCGATTATATCAAGAGACTTCAAATGTAGTAAATATGATATGGTTGGTGAAGCCCCTAACAGAGTTGAGGAATGCGTGGTTTATACTTTGGAGGCCAGCCATGACTAGCGAGCGTGAGGCGTTGCCCAATTATCTTAGAAAATATATTGTTAATCCAGAAACTGGATGCTGGTTATGGAATGGCTCGGTGGGTAGCAATGGATATGGTCGATATGGAGACAAGCCAGCGCATAGGCTTGTTTACGAGGCACTAAAGGGCGCAATACCAACTGGATTGGAGGCCGACCATCTTTGCAATGTTACTACATGCGTTAATCCCGACCATATCGAGCCGAAATCCCCAAGAGATAATAAAATGCGCAGCAACTGCGCTTGCGCAATACATGCTCGAAAAACTCATTGTATTCATGGTCATCCATTTAATCACGAGAATACTTATGTCCCACCCAAACGACCAACTAGACGCTATTGTAAACAGTGCATGAAAGACAGAAAAAGCGCCTTACGCAACGCACAACAGGATAGGGGATAACACCATGAAAACACCTAACACCGACGCGCTGCTGCCTCCTGAATGCCAAGGCGAAAGATGCAGTATGTGTGGAGCGCAAGCATGGCATAAAGTTGGCGAGGAAATGTTTAGTTCCGACCCAATGCCCTATCGCCACAATCTCACGGCATACGTCTGTAAGGAGCATTTCCAGCAAATTATGGATAGAGGTGGATTCACCCGCACCCCACAGCCTAGCGTTACGAGTGAGGACTTCATGGATATTGCGGTACACGTGATGGATGCAATCAGATGCTTGCCAACAAATACCACGATTGAGGAGCAAACCGAACTGCTTGGAAAATACATGCACCAAGCAATCCTCACCGCGTTTCATGTGAGTAGGAAGGAGTAGGTTATGCGTATTCAAGTTTCGCCAGAATATCATTGGTTGTTTGGGATGCTTCTGATTGTGCCAAGCGGTTCTGTGTTCATCAACGGCAGATGGTGGGATGCTGCCAAATTCGTATGGTGGTGGCCTGTTAATTGGGTGATGTACCCTATTGTTCGCTCCGTGAGATACTTCAATAGCAAGAAGGAAGGTTGATTGTGGCTGGTAAATACAGAGTTCGCAGGGGCTTGTTTGGCAAGTCAGTTCTACAGAAATGGATGTGCTTCCCAGAAGGCATTAGCTCACACCTATCTGGAACGTGTGATTGGGTCGACGTATCATACGGCAAGGCTCCATCGGAGTTAGAAGCCGTTGACAAAGAAAAAGCCAGCCGAGTTTTAGAAATAGTCGATAGCCGCATTGATTATATATGCAAAAAACTATTCAAAGAGGATGATAAGAATGCGTGATAAAACAGATAAATATCTATCGGAAAACGGTTGGGAAAACACAGGAGGCGTTACACCGTTTTGGAGCCACGAAGAAATAACTGGTGGGAAACTCGTGCCTAAATATCACGCCAAATTCTACCAAGATAACCACACACAGGAGAAGTAAAATGGACGGTGAACGTGAGAAGTTTGAGGCTTGGTACGAAACCTGCGGCCATACATATGGTGAGCATTACATCGTAAATTTTGCGTTTAAGGCATGGCAAGCACGCGCCTCCCTCCCCTCTGCACAACCGAGTGGTGCATTTACCCAGCCACAAATATCGGTAGAGGAGCTGCTTTATAGATATGCACAACCTGGCGATATGGTGGAATATGGAGAAGATAATTATGGCAACCCAACATTAAAAAATGCGCCTGAGAAGCTGCGACAATATCAAGCCGCACTCACCACGCAGCAAGCACAGAGTGGGGATGTGCAACAATCGCCATTTTGCCATAAGTGTGGCGGCGAGAATGTGACCCAAAGTTATGCCGCTGCTCTGTCAAAGATTAAACAACTAGAATCTGAAACAAACAATTTAGTTGAGGCTGCGAGTGATGTCATAACGTGTGTAGGCACTAAATGCTGGTTTGACCATAGCGGTAATTGCCAAGAGCATTTCATAAGCAATCCATGTCCTGTGCGTATTCTACAGGATGCCATTGCACCATTCACACAGAACAAGGGGGATTGAGATGGCGCGTATCAAGAAAGATGTTTTGTTAGCAACCGAAAAACAAAGAGGCTTTATTGTTCGCTTATCGATGATGAAGCATGAGGCGCACGCTCTTGGCTTATACGAGACTGGTCATGCAATAGACGATGCCTTGCAAAAAGTTGGCTTTGAGGTCGAAAGAGTAATTACTAAACACACCAAAACAATTACCGTTTAAGGAGCACCCAAACAATGACTGAGCAAGACGTGGAGCGTGTGGCAAGGGCTATTTATTACGAATGCCCACAAACCTACATACGTGAAGATGAAACGGGTGAGCGCGTTCAAGAAATTGAGTTCGACGCGCTTAATGGTGACGACATGGACTTACTCTTGATGCAGGCCAAAGCAGCCCTCGCAGCAATGCCCCGAACCTTTGAGGCAACCTGTTTATGTGGTCACACACTCATGATGACTGAGGGTACTAACAAACACGAGAAGGCGCTGGCAGTGGCTAGGGAGGCTTTGGTTAAGGCTGAGAATGACGGAGTTTCCGCAATCCAATATTGCAATTCAAGTACTGACACGAATGTGATTGAGATATTGAAAGGACGCACACGGCGTATCCAGAAAGCCCTCGCCACCATTGACGAGTTAGCGGGGAAGTGATGCTATATTTCATTTTAGTTTTTGCGCTGGTGTTTGTTTCTTATTGTGCTGTTTTCTACTTGATATATAGGTTTGTTTTGAAGTTGGGAAACAACCATGAATAGCATAACCCCCTTGCAATCTTAGCAATCCTCACACCACGGGAATATGCTACAAGCTAGGCCATGCGTTACGTTCTACTCATCCTACTCCTCACGGCTTGTGCGCCTAAACCGCAAGCTATTGTCGTAACAAGCTACGCGCCTACGAGTAATCAAAGCATGATTATGATGCGCTAGGCATTGCTGCCACACTTCGGGCAGATAGGCTCATCCCTAAACACACCGATAGTTGTACGCCAGCGAAATCCGCATTTCTTCTTAAGACATTCAACATCTATTTGCTGTTTGTCGTACTTGCGGTCTTCTAGCTCTTTTTCGGTGTTATGGACAACTAGAGCAATGTTATTCTGCTTTGGTTTCATCTTCGGTGGTATCCACTACGATAGGTGCAAAATCCATATATCCAAGCTCATGCGCGGCGACAATCGCTAACCCGCATAAAGCGTGCTTCCAATCTTCTAGCGAGGTGTTATCCGTTAAACTGAATGGGTGGCCGTGTTGGCTTTCCGATGTCTTACAAGCAACAAGGTGCATGAATGCGTGATGTATTCTGTCTGTCACGTCTGCGGTTTTCCATTCGTCTGTTGATTTGCCTTCTTTGGTGCGCTGGTGGTATCCAGCCTGCATTACTTGCTTGATAACGTCCACCGCCGCGTTGATTATTGGTTGGTATTCGCTCATCTCTTACCCCTGTTGTCTGTTTTCCATTTCATCCAAATCCTATAACGCTTATCTAGCTTCATCAACACTAAATGTTTAGCTCCGCATTCGCAACATTGATGTTTCCAGAATCGTGGGAAATAACTCCACTTTGACCAACCACTAGCTTCAGGCTGTAGGTGTTCATACTGGCTCATAGATGCCCTATCCATCTATTTTGCTCATCAACGTGCATAGGAATGAAATGCGCCTCCTTACCATCAATCACAATCCCACATCCAAGAACGATGTTATCATCCATATCTGAGGCATAAGCAAAGCATGGCGCGTGCTTGTCTATCAGGCATCCAAAGTTAGCCGCAAAAAACCCCTTACGCAGATAATTGACCGCAGCAAACGCGTGTATGTGTCCGATGCACGTAGAACGTCCTGTAGCCTTAGCGTGGTTAAGATGCGCCATTGCTCCAGATTTGCCAGTGCCGTGTTTATAATCCACCCCGTAGACGGGGTGGCATTGTTTGTAAATCCAGCCTTCAGGGGTTTTAAGTATTTCTTCAATGCTTTTAATCGTACTCGACGGTAGGCCAGCTTTTTGCGCCTTAGCGTGTACTCTATGGGTGTGGTTGGACTGGCACACCAAACTATTAGGAAACTCTCTGTAGAACGGAATAAGGTGCTTTACAGCTAGGCTTAGCTCTGCCCCTGCATTTATCACGTCAACGTCATGCTCAAAACGGCTCATGCCGTAAAAGTCTACCTCATCGCCAAGATTTACTATGGTGGTTGGTTTATATTTAGCGCGCACAGATTTTAAAAATGCCAGAGCGTCTGGATGCTCCCATGGGCAGTGCATATCGGGAATTGCCATTACTACAGAACGCGCGCCAAAAAAAGAGCCCCCCGACACATTAACGGGAGGCTGAGTGTGTGTGTCTCGCACAGGTATCTGAGACACATTGCTTTGGCAAGCAGATTCTATGTTAGAGTATAACGCATTTTCCGCAAGTATCTTTTCACGGTTATCCTTAACCCATTTGGAAACAGTGGGATGTTTAAACGGCGTATTGTGTTTCTTGCGTAGGTATTCGCAAATCTGTTGAACCGTGTAGCCCTTTTCATGTAGCTGGATGGATTCTAGCTTCATGTCTAGGGAGTAGGTCATACACGCAACCACCCGCAAAGGGAGTGGCCTAATTCGTTGTGGCCTAGTATTTGTCTAGCCGTTTGGTCAGTGAAATAATCTGGCTTGCCGACATAGATTGGCTTAGCAAGTCGGCAGAAGTCTCTAGTTTGCGTCTCGGCTCCAAGAGAGGAACAGCCGCTCAGCGCTAGCGCCAATAGGAAGCTTGTCAATATCACTCGAAACCTTGCGATATTTCTCATCGTTAGCCTCCCGTTTTTCTTGAGCCTGCTTTTCTGCGGATGCGAGGCTTGCTTTGTACCAAATCTTTACAGCGTAACCACCCGCAAAGCCGCTTACGACAATAGAGGCTAACAGCACCCAGAGAAAGTTTGAGAGAATGAATGATTTTATAAGCCCGATAAACATAATTCACGTTCGCGCTCCCGCCGCTTGGTTAGACCTTTGAAAACTACGCCGCCAGCTTTATTCCAACGCAGTAGTTGGTCACATGCCCCTTGCATATCATTATTATTAGCTTTTTTCAAGAGCGTTGATTTTTTAAACGCATTTAATCCAACATTGTAAGCTAGTGAAGTGAATGCTGCGTGTGTCTCAGGTGATAAATCAGGCTTAACGGCATGGTCAACTGCCACAGCATAATAACCCAGACGCATATAAAAAAGAGCATTGCACTCATCTTTTGTTTTAACATCGCCCATTCTCACGTTGGTAGTTTCCCCATAGCATATTGTAGGCACGCCAACTGAATCTAAATACGCTTCGGTTCTCAGACCTTCTTCACCCGCAATAAAAGGCAAAGCCAAAGCCATTACACCACCCGCAATTTTTCCCTTAGCCATTTGCGCTCCAATGTATCCAGAATTTAACAGCAGCATACAAGGCAGCAATAGCAGCGCCCATTTGAGCAATCCACTTTGCAGCCTTACCAAGCCACCCCAAAGCCTCAAGAATGGCCTCGCCGACCTCAACCATTCTTTTGTTGACTTCGGTAGCCTCTGCAATGGAATCGCGCCATACATGCAATCCGTCAACGCTACGCTCCGTGTCTGTGATTCTACGGTTATGTTCTATTATGGTTTCTTCTATTTTATCAAGTCTAGGGTTCATAACGCCTCAACCTCACTAGCGGTTGCACCTACTTCCCATAAACCAATAATCTCAACGGTGGAATCCCAGAAACGTATGGTTTGTTGCTGTGTGCCCCAGCGGTCAATATTAAAGTTGGTAGGCCATCCTGCACAGGCCACAGTAATAGCTGTTGCGCCGTTTAATGAGGTGCGCAGGCTTGTTGAATCCGCAGACGATGCCAAGCGGAATTCTGTGTTGTCGTTATAAACACCGTAGTTTTTCTCTGTGTGAACGGCATTTGGATATGTAACCCTGTCAACCAAATTCTTGTTGTCGTATCTACCAGCCTCAAAATCAGCATATACGTTTGTTGCGCCAAGGCTATTGTCTAAATGCGTTAATGACTGGTAGCCACCAGTTACGGGCGGAGCATAAGCAGTTCTTGCTTTTAACAATCTTGTATATGCCGCAGAAGACGTGGTGAAATTGCGAATGAAATAATCACTTGGTCTTGTTACTGCTGCGGTGGTTGTTGGAATGTAAGAAGTTGGGTATTGCCCATCTTCAGATTGCGCATAGGCAACATACAAATAATTGCCAGAACCAGCATAAGAAACCGCCCCAGAGGCATTTCTCAAGCTAACATCTAAACGGCCATCGGTTATCGATGCATTAATACCAGAAACACCTACACGAAAAACACCATCACCAACAGGCTCGATGAATGATTTGAGCGGAGTAGTAAGCCCGCCGCTGAAATCCGTAGCTGCGCCGATTGTTCCAGCCGTTAAATCAAAATCAGCATAGAAACCACTACCGCCCTTAATATCCCAGATACGGCCTTTTGTTGCTGTGCCAGCTTTTACATAGACGGTATTACCAACTGCTGCGCCTGCGGTTCTGTCTGATTGTCTGTAAACTTCGTGGAAACCGTTTGTTGCGTTATCAGCTACCTTAGTCATGGAGATTGAGCCAATATCCGTAGAAGCCGTTAGAGCGTTTGCCGTCAAGGTAACATTGCTCTTTGTCCAATTAGCGTGGGTGAAATCATTGCTAGGGAAGCATTTGTTTGTACGCGCGCCCTCAAGATACAATCCACGAGTAGTATGCAAGCGAGGCGTTGCATTTGCAGTAAACCCCGCAGCCGTGAGAAACGCACTCAAAGATGCTTGCTCGGCTCCAGCAGCCCAATACTTACCACCGACAAAATCAGCATAGTAAAGCGGTGCTGTTGTGCCAATAAGAGGTAGCCATGTAGGCGTGCCACTTGAAGCGTCACAATCACAATTAGCCATTAATGTAATGGCGGAATTTACAGCGGTTTGCGCTTCCGTTAGTGATGTTTGCGCTGCTGTTAGCTGTGCTAGTATGTCATCTTTTAAGGTCATGCCCAAGTTCCTACTGAAATGTTGGCACCTGATGCGCCAAGCGGTGCTATTTTGAAATAGGAGGATACAGCAGTTGAATATGCTCCACCCGGCGCTGCTGAAAGAATATACTGCGGGTCAAATGTTCCAGCGCCGTTTACTGAAACAATGCCTTTAACTTGATATGTAACAAAGCTATTTGCACTGCTGATTGAAACGGTGGTTACAGTTGCAGTTGCCACTTGCGGCGCGTTCATAAAGATAGTGCCGAAACCAGCGTTAAATGATGTTGCGCTGTTTCCTGCGATTGCTTGGTATCCAATATTGTTTAATGTTGCGGTGCCACCAAACAAAATGCTTACAGTATGAGCCGAAGCGCCAGCAGACTTGCTGAAGTTGAAGTTTCCTTCAAAAACGTAGTAAGTGCTTGCGGATAAACTAACCACCTTGCCAAATATACTTTGCGCTGATGTTCCGTTTGCGCCAACAACCGCTGAGTTTAATACAATCATCTGCGCGGATTCTACAATACCACGCTGCGTGCTGAGCGGAGTGAAATACGCAGTCTTACCATCATATTCCCAAGAACCAGCAGCAGCCGTTGTTAGATTGGCGCCTGATGTAAAGACAGCCGCTGCAACTGAAGTAGTTCCAGCAGAAGCAATCATTCCGGTCAAGGTTTTCCCGCTTAGTGTCTGTGTTGCCGTGGTTCCCACTAACTGCTGAGCAATGTTTGCAGGGTCGTATACGTTCTTGCTCATATCACCAAAGGCTTGAAGCTGCGTCCATGTGATATTAGTCACGCCAATAGTGCCGCCAGATTCATTGGTGTTAACCCATGATTTATTGATGTTTGCAGAACCGCCTGAAGTGAACACGGCTTGAGAGGTTATTTCATCCCAAGTATCTGCGTCGGTGGCGCGAGTCCAAGCACCAGCAGCGGAAACATAAACTCCATTTTGCGTTGCGTTGGTTTGGTCTTTTACCAGAACGCGGCTTGCGCTTGTGAGTACCGTATCAATTGTCTGCTCGCCTGATAATGTAATGTTGGCAGTGGTAGCACATGCAACGGCTGGTTTCCATTTAACCGAAGTAGCAGCAAGTAATGCGCTAGCGGCGGCATTAGTTTCACTCACCAAAGCAGCAGCAGCATAGCCTTGCGCAAGAGTTGCCGCAGTGGATGCGGCTCCGACTAATGAAGATGGAGAGCGCACATCAATATTATTAACCCCTAACGCTGGTGCAGAGGCAAAAGTAAGGGCGGTGCCGCTAATAGTATAAGCGTTAGTAGGTAGCAACGCCATTGTTCCGCTTGTAGCCACGGTAACGGATACGCTGTCCAGTGTTCCGGTAAAAGCATTACCTGTGAACGCTATTGGAGTAGAAGCTGCCGCTATAATTATCTCACGGTATGTTCCTGATGCGGTGCGCTCTGTTCCATTTTGCCCACCGATAGAAGGTATTAAGCCACCAGCGGAGCGTGTGATTGTATAAGTCACAGCATAAGCTTGACCAGCAACAACCGTAAGGACTGGCACTTGGCTAATAGCAGTTGAAATAGCGCCTGTAGCGGTTGCGACACCAGCGCCGATTGTCCAGCCTGCGCCTTTAGTCCACAAAGTATCGGTTGTGAAGTTTCCATTCTGCGCAATCTCTTGCAATCCAGTGGCAACACTTACCATAATGGCTTTTGGGTCTGTTCCTAAGTCCGTTGAGGTGGTAAATACAGTTTGTGAACCAGTTCCAGAGAATGTTTCTGCGTATGCGTTGGTCGAAGCGGCAAGACCAGTAAAAGAAGTTACGTTATCCAGCGTATCACCAACTTGCACGCCGTTGGAATCTTTCACGATGAATTTATAAGCGCCCTCACCCCATATAGCGCCTGAGCCAGATGTTGGACGACCAGCAGCGTTTAGCTCAATTGGATTAGGAGCCGTGACGGTTCCGGTGCTATCCGTATAGGTGGCGAGAGCCGTGGTTGTGCCTGCCGCATAGGTATAAACAAACCCATTTGCCAGCGGGTCGCCATTGTTGTCAAAGAATTGGAAAATTGGGGGGAGAAGTAGAACGGACATTATTTGGTTCCTTTTTTAGCTTCAAATGCTTTTTGTAGGTCTTGTTTGGTGAGTTTGGCTGCCGCACGATTTAGCCGCGTTGGCTCTGCTTGAACCGTAATCCCCTTAGTAATGGATTTTGCCAAACGATTTGCTTTAGCTGTTTGCAGCGCAGTAGCGCCAGCGCCAGCAGCTAGGTTGCCCATGTAGGCTACGCCAGCCCCAACTGTGCCACCACTTGCACCAGCGACAATAGGAATGAGTTTGCTAGATGCCAGTTTAAGCGCATCAATAGACAGACCGCCTTTTGCGGCCTTATCCATAATTGCTATTTGCTCTTTAGTGTAGCCGCTACCTTTTTTGCGAGCCTGATTAGCTAGATTCCTGTAGCCAGTTTGAATAATGGCAGCCTCGTTCGGGCGCCCTTCTGCATTCCTAAAAATGCGCTCCACATCTTCCATTTGATACTTGCGGCGGAAGAAATCACGCGCTTCTGATAAAGTTTTGCCGCTAGCTGATTCCGCAACCGAGCCGCGCAGAGCGTTTTGTATGTTGGAAAGCTCTGAGCCTAGCTGATTCTTTCCAGCATTATAGGCTTGGTCTTTCAGATTACTTAGGTCTTTGTCGATAATGTCGATTTCGTCAATGCCGAGTTTTTTGTCCATCAATTGGCGGTATTTACCTAGATTCGATTCTAGTGCTTGCGAAAGGTCGGTTTCTACAGCGCCAGCTATCTTGCGTGGTTTTGCTTTTTCAATCGCGTCAATAAACTTATTAGTAACGCTGCCAGCATCAAATACCTCACCACTAGCCCTAGCGGCATCGTAAGCCTTAACGCCCATTTCAGCCAGTTGGTCTGAGTTTGGCATTACTTGCTTAGGAACGGCTAATTTCTCAGCGCCACGAGTAATAGCTTTACCAGCAACTTGTCCAGTTTTATCTATTACCGCATCAGCAGCCTTGGTGGATGCAGTGATAACACTTTGACCGCCGATTTTTTTGAATGGCAAAGCGAGATTGACAACATCAACGGCGGAACCGATGCGCCCTGCCGTAACGGGATACTGTTGATTGAAATCATTGACTGCGCCAATCGTAGCGCGCCCCGCACGAGTATCAGCAAGAGAAGAAGCCCCATAACCAACTAAATCCTTAAAGGGTTTTTCAATAAAATCAGGCGTTACGGTTGATATAACATTAAGCGCGGTATCTGGCAACATTTGCGCCATTTTAAGGCCGCTACGTCCTAGAGCTTCGGTTTCTGATATTTTACCAGCAATGGCTTGGTCGGCAAGTCCAGCAATTTGCCCTTTACGTCGAGCGAAATCATCCGCCATGCGCTTAGCAAATCCTGATTGTTCTGGAACGGGCGCAATGGTGGGGAGAGATGGAGCTTCAATACCAGCCGCTTTCATCAACTCATCATCAGACATTGAGGTATAATCAATTTGCGCTGAAGTTTCTGCGGTTGGTGTGAACTTGCTATAGTATTGTGAGGCCATATCACCCCCCTCTTGCTTAATCATAGCGGGGATGAGCTTATCAACGTCTTGCGGCGTTAACGGTTGATTAGGATTAAGTCCGGTAGCCTGTGCGACATTACCAATATACCTAGCAGTATCGTTTTCAGAAGGTGGTGCATACACATTAAGCAGATTAGAAAGCGTTGGCTGCGCGCCGTTCATTGCGCGGCTTTTCCCTGTTACTTTTGCCGTTAAGTCATCGCGCATAGCTTGCAGACCCTCTTGCGGAGTGCCGAAACCTTGAAAACCCTTATTTGCACCAACAGGACGTAAATTGCCGGGGTTGTTATTGCGCACGCTAATAGGGCCAGCAGCACGCAATAATTCTTCATCACTGAGTTGCGACAAATCCACTATTGAGCCTTTCTAGCAGCGGCGCGGCGCTCTAATTCAGCACGAGCGGCGGCGGGGTCGATTGTGGGTGCGCTCATTCTAGGGTCAGAAAGCAATGGGGCTGTTCCTTCAAATCCTTGATTTTGCACAGCTCGCCCAGCGGCTACTTTACCACTTAATGCTTGCCGCATTCTGCGGATTGCGCCCATTGTTTTCTTATCCGACCCCTGAATCTCACCTGAGCCAATACTTGCCAATACTTTCATATCCGTATCAGATAGAACACCCTTTAAAAGTCCGAGGTTTTCGGTTGTCAATAAGTTCGATAAGGTTGTCAAATCAGCCTCAGCATCAACTGCCGCATTCCCGAAATTAGGTATCAATGTACTAATTCCACCTCTGTTAGCACGAACGCCGCTTACGTTTCCGGCACGTTCGGCAGAACCTTCTGGGGCATTTGGATTGCCAACCAAACGATATGTGGCCTCCAAAGCCTTCTGTTTAACATCTAAACCACGGTTAAACATATCCTCGGCTTCACGGTTTTTTCTATCAATCGCATCTTGCTGTGCGGGGTTAGGGGCAATACCACCGCCCTGAATAGGGGTGATGCCGCCTTGTGATGGATTGTAAACACCAAATCCAGCTCCTAAGTTTTGAATCTGTGCTGCGCGTTTAACATCACGGTACTTTGTCTGCTCTTCCGGTGGAAGCGCGGTGTAGAACTGATATTCACGCACAGCCGAAGGGGCATCAGCGCCAGTAGCAAGTTTCTGCAATGCTATCTGGTTTGCCAATTCGCCTTGCTTCGCGCCCTGAATAGCCAAAGCCTTTTTCAACTCAAACGCATCCTGCAACTGTTGCTGGTCAACAATTGTTTTTTGTCTGCCAAATACCCCTAAATCAACTGGCATACGCTGATGCTCCTATACCGTTGCGGCGCAGGAATTCTTGGATGTCAAATCCGCCTTGTAATGCGCCTGTGTTCGTGAACGAGTTACCACCAAGCACTGAACCCAAAGCGCCGCTATACAAGTTTCCGGTGTTCGTGGCTGAGTTGGCTTTAATGTTGCCGATATCAGTATTAATCCCAGCATTTGCTAATGCGCCAGTGAGGCCAGCTTGACGACCTTGCAATGCGCGGGTGAATGCAGAGTTATAAGTGTTATCGGCCAATCCTTGGTTGAACTGCGCTAGTTCCTTAGCGGCTCCGCCAGAGAAATAGCCGCCTCTTGCTAATTGTGCGCGGTCTGCTGCTTTCGTGCCCTCAGAAAGATTAAATTGATAACCGGGGTCTTGCGTTAAATCGCCGGGCGTGAAACTAAACCCATTAGAATATGGCGCAAGTAATGCTTGGTTGGCTTGCTGTCCAGAAAGTAACGCTTTTTCTGCTTTATCATTCGCACGAGTACCAAGCAATGCGCTAAGTAATGGTGATGCGTAGTCTGTTGATTTTGCCACTTCAGTTGCTCCTGCAATTGCTGGCGCTGAATATGTATTTGCACCAGTTTTTAAAAATCCATTAACGTCATTACTTCCTATATCAGCACCGCCGAGTGAGAAGTTATCACCTAGGAAATTAGTATTTGTTCCGCTGTATGATGACGCGCCTCCACCTAATGATGGGGCTGGTGCAGAAGCCGAGCTTGCGGTATCTATGCCAATTGATTTTAGCGCATCTCCACCGCTTTTAAAAGCATTTTGTAAGTCACTTCCCTTATAAATATCAGAAACCCCGCTACTTACTTTATCCAATGCCCCAGAAGCGCCAGTATAAATATCCTGCAAAGCGCTACCTTTGTATAAATCAGATACACCCCTGCCAAGAGCAGTATCGTTTAATTTGCCAGCCACAGCGCTATTAAATGCGCTACCAAGGCCACCAAGCGCGGCTCCTTGTAGAAGGTTCCCGCCCTGTAATTTGCTTGTTGCCGCCCCCAGTGCAGCGCCGCCAACAATTGGCGCAAATGTTGCGCCAGCACCAAGCGCTCCACCTATGGCCGTTCCTAATCCGGGAGCAAAATAAGAAAGCGCGATTGGCGCTGCTGTTTTTAACAGCTTCTTAAGTTTGAAAAACTCAGGATAACCCGTTTCTGGGTTAATTTTGTTCGCAGGGTCGCCAACGGTAAACTCTGCGATATTAGCACCATTCCGCTGGAACAGCGCTTGCAGCATTTCTAAGGTTTGAGCATCTTGCATAAACTCAACAGGAATCACCACCTCACCAGTGGTTAAGTGGCCTAATGAGTCATCTGTACCGCGTCCAGCTTCTTCTGGTTGCTCTTTGTCTAGCATCGGCTCTATTTGTTCGTCTTCCATATTTAATCCCTCGCGCCTATTCTACATAAAAATTTAGTTAAATTCTAGCTTAGTTTTTCACCCTGCCCGTTATTGTGATTGGTGACGTTATGAGCGCCCATGTTGGAAGATACACCAACCTACCGCTAGCGTTGATAACTCCCAAAGATGCTGAAGTGCCAGTAGCAACCCCAGCCACAGCATCAGCCGTAACGGTGAATGGCAAAGCAACTGTTGTGCTGCCTAATGTTGAGCTGGTATTTGTGCCCGGAACAATCTTAATAGCAAAATCCGTAAAGCCTATATTTGTGTAATAAACACCGCTTAATGTTGGCGTTCCCACAGATGTTAAGTTAGTAAAAACAGGTGTCCAAGATGTCCCAACATCACCACGGCTTAACTCAGAATAATACTCTACCCACGTTGGGCGGAACTTCCCTGTGTCATCAAGCGCCTTATCAGCAATAGGGGCAATGGCTGCGGTCATGTGTTAAATGCCCCGCCAGTAATAACTGTTTTAACTGAATCCGTAACACGCACTCTAAAGGTGCATTGTCTATGTCTGCCAAGCCTCCAGAATACAACGCGGGATAAGAATTTACCAACCCTACCCATTTCGGTTTCATAATAAGTATAGAACGAGCGCCCACCATCATTTGATAAATAAAGCATAACTTTTGGATTAGTAACCGCTGTATTTCCAACTCCGGTTTCAAAATTTACTGTAAGATTTTTAATGCGGAATGGATTTCCATCATCAAAAATATGCGTAAATATTCTATCTTTTGCAATCTCATCACCATCGTCGGAGTAATACGCAGCAGATTGGTGGTAAATTTTACCTGATACTCTATCAAGAGCTAAAGTCTTTCCAAAAGCATTAAACAGAGCATTCGTGCGCGGTAATTCGTATTGCCCAAAGCGATTAAGATAAGCCCACTCAGTCCATAATTTTGTGGAAACATCGTACACGAGCGCGGTTTCCATTCCACCACCCGTAATGATGTAAAACGTGTGTCCAGCCTCTTGGTAGGCCATAGCCTTTAAGGTGGTTATTGAAGGCGCTGATTGTATTCTTAGTTCCATCGCTTCGGTGGATATTCTTTGCGGAGAAAATCCATCAGCCTTATAAACAATCCCCGTTCCGTTTTTATCTTTACCAACCCAGAAAGCGGTATTGTCAAGCTCTAATGCTGTTGCTGGTGCTGCGATACCAACAGGCAATCTTGTCGAGCTATTCACCCTTTGAAATGGGAATGAAGCGTTGCCTGTATTGCTCCACGGCTCAACAGAGGTATCACCAAACAGCCATAATTGTCCGAACACAACCGCAACACGTAGCAATGAATCAGGCGATGATTCAGCCGTTGCAAAATCTAATGCTGCCCACGTCAACCCATCATAAGGCGATGAAATCTGAAAGATGCCGCTAGTTAGTGAACGGTTTACAATAAAATACCCATCGAGAAACACAACAGAAGCGGCACTTGGAAGGTTTGCGCTTACTACCCGCTGGAATACGTTTGTAGCATAATCTAGTATGTATAAATTAGCACCATCACAAATGGCTAGTTGTATGCCATTCTCAGCCATAGTGATATCACCTGAGCTAGTAAGCAAGCTCCCACGAAGCGTTCCGGACGAAGCGCCGAGTAGCTCGTAAACCTCAGAACCTGATACACAGAAAGCCCTACCGCTGGCAGCAGTAAACGCGTCACGTCCTGCCCCGGAACCAAGGCTAGCAAATTCTTCATTGCCCGGTCTACCATATAATGATGCTGGTTTTTTGCCTTGTTGGTCTAAAACAGCATACATATTTACAGTGCGCTCGGCGTTGAACGGCAGCGATGCTTCTTGCGACGAACCACCTACAACACCCGCTTCCAATTATGCCCCCTCTTTAGACATTGGGAATATCCCTTACAGTGTTGCTCAAAATGTCGTAACGAGTAGCGCAGGTGGTTTCCAATTGGTTGATTTGAAGGTTTTGACGGTCAATGGACATCTTGGAAGTAGCGGCTAAGTTTGCTATTTCTTGCGGTACAGGGATTTGATAGCCCGTAGCCAATTCAATATAAAGACCGTATTTTAATGCGCGCTTATAGCCCGGAGGCAATGAAAGGACGGTGCTAAGTGTCAAGGCAGCGTTATCGTTGTTATCCCATATCACAAGGCTATAATTTGAACCAGTTGCAATAGGCGTGATGTAAGCCGTTATTAGCGGGTATGTCATGTCAAACCACACAGCATAAGGGTAGGTTCCAACCTGTCCTTTAACGGGAATATCTGCCCATTGCTGGTCGTTCAAAATAGTAATTGGGATGTCTTGTTGTTGCGTTGCAACTGCAAATGTATTTCTTACAAATGCCTGTGTTATTTGATTGGGTCGGCTGATATTTAAATCGCCGCCTGAGCCGATAGTATAGCTAGCTTGGTTTGCTACGAATGGGAGTATGTATTGCGTTGAACCGTAAAGCTTCTGCGGGTCAAGATTCCATGACTCAATAAGGTCATTAAGCTTAACAAGTGCGCCAGTGCTTTGTGCAGCGGTAGGGGTTTCTTGGTCGGCTATAACGCCCATATCCAGCAACACATCGGTTATTAGATTGAGGGCAGTATAAGCCATAACCTACCTATGGTGTGTGTATTAAAAGAACTGGAGAGAGCCTAAACTCCCTCCAGTCCGTTTTTAGTTATAACTAGATAATTTTGTAGTTATAGACCGAGGTATCCGAAGCCGTGCCAGCTACCGTGAAACCAGTACCAGCGGTAATGGTCTTGATAGAAGGAACAGCGCCAACCGTACCACCGACAGTTTTCAGCGTGATAATCACGTTTGAACTTGCGGTAATTTTCACGTTAGCAACAACCACCGGGGTGGTGCCGTTGATGGTGAACGTGCCGCTAACGCCAGAACCATCCGGATAGGCGTTAAAGCTCGATACCTGAGTCGAAGTTTTGTTAGTTGATGTAGCCGTAGCCATAATAAATACTCCTTAAATATGTTTAATTAACCGAGGATACGCGCCGCGATTTGCGGATACGTTTCCAGCCAAGCGTACAGAACGTCGAAACGCACTACACGTTGGTTGTTGGTGATGTCGTAGCCCTCTTTCATCGAGATTGAGAGGCCGCTCATCTTGTCACTAACAACGGTTGACATAACGCCCATGTTACTTGGTACTTTAGCAAGAGGAACCATAGCGAAGGTGAAAGCGTTCTTGTCGTATACAAGCGACTGTTTCGATACAGCACCCGAAGCACCCGAAGTAACCGTGATGGTGAGGTTATCAGCGAATGTAGCACCACCAGAAGCGTTGATAACGTTCTGACGTGGGCCGCTAAGAATGATGCCATCTTCACCCAGCGTAATCGTCGAGTTGCCTGAACCATCGGTAACGGTTTGAGCCGCAACAACGAAGTTTTTAAGGCGACCAGTCGAAAGGCCAGTTTGTGGATTGCGGTTATACATACCAGCGATAGTGAACGTATCACCAACGTTGAGTGACGTGGTGGTTGCAGTCCAACCATCAGTGACCAACGAAGTGCCTGATTGGTTTGCACCGTTAGTAACAGGCGTACCGCCGTAAGTACCAGCGGTGAACGTGCCAGCAACAGGCTCGTCGTACAGGTCGAAGCCATAACCGTTGCCAAGCAAACCGTCTGCATAAGCAGCGTTTACGGTAGACGCTGGATTAAAGTAGCTCTTAACGCCAGTAGCGAATGAAGCGTTCTGGAAGCTGTTGAGCAAGCCTACGCGGTTACGGCCAATCAATGCGCCGTTTGACGTAATCAATGCACCAGCCTCAGCTAATACGCTAGGGTCGGTGATTGTGGAGCCAGGAGTACCAACAACGTTTGCAACTTTCAGCGCAAGGTTAAAGCCATCAGCTTCAATCTTAGCAGCAAGAGCTGATGCAGCGCCATCAAGAGCGCCATCAATCATGCCGTTTTGCACTGCGTCATACGAGATTTGCAAGTCAAGTTGGCTTGCCGAGATATCAACGCCGAACATATTGAGGTTCGTGCTGATAGCCGGAACAACAGTGTTCTGAATATCCATAACTTCGCCAGAGCGCACGTTGTAAAGAGGCGGCTTGGTGATGTTGATGATGCCGCCAGCGCGTTTTTGGGAATCAGACAAATCAGCCTGAAAATCCTTGTTTGCGTTCGCAGTCATTGGAAGTTTGTTTTGCAGACGCGCAAGCATACGCTTAGCAACGACTGTCTGAATAGGCACTTGGTTAGACATAGGTAGTCCCCTTAATGGTTATGCCACTAAGGGGGAATCCCTAAGCAGCGGTTACTTCATGAAACGGCGTTTGTACTCATTTAAAGGCATGTTCTCTAATTCCTCTTGGCTGTACGAGTTTATCGGCCTATCGGCGTTAGCTGTAACACCCGGTGGGGTAATTGGAGGTTCTGCCTTCGTAATCTTTGGTTTTTCCTGCTCACCGCCCTTTTTAATAAAGGACTCAATAGCCTTAATCGCTTGCGGCAATGATTCAGGAGGTAGGCCACGCAGCGTCATCAAATCGGCACCATACTGCGCTAGGTGATAGCTAATATCTGCGCCTATAGGAGAGGCTAGAATAGCCTTCTCAATATCAGGGGTGATTAATTGGCTTTTCGCTAGCGCGTCTACTTTTTCAAGATAGTCTGGCTTCTCTGCCTTAAGAACTTCGGCTCTTTCAGCAAGCGCCTCGGTTTGTTTTTGCAGTTGATGCTCTGAAGTTTTGCTCTCGAATATCTCGCCCGCTTTCCACGTAGCTAAATCTTCGGTGTATTCCAAAACATCTTCATAATCTTGAATGTTGGGCTTTTTTGATAAATCTTTAGCCTTCGGCGCATCCGATTCTGGAACTTTATTAGATTGCTCTAATTGTCTAACGCGCTCTGCCAAAGTGGCATTCTCACGCAGAAGACGTTCTTTCTCGGCCTTACGTTGGGCAGTACGCGGGTTGATAGGTTTTGGCTCAGTCGGTTCCGCTTTGGGTTCCGTAGCTGGCGTTTCCACCTCGGTAGTTTTATCCTTTGTAGGCTCAACCTCTTTAGGTTCGGCCTCTGGGACTACATTGGTTTCTACTGTAAAACTATCTTGTGCAGGCGCATCCGTTTTCACGGTAACATCTGTATTGTCCATTATACTACATCCTTTTTGTGTGGTTTACAAGAATTAATTTAGGCACATCAAGATAGCTATAAGTTCTTCATCCTCTCTTAGCAATCCTAATCTCTGTTGTCGCAACTGCTCAAGGAGTTGCATCAATTCATTTTGTTGGGCAAGAAGACCTAACAATTCAACCTGCATAGCCGTATCGGCTAAATCATGCAAACGCTTAAATTCAAGTGATTCAATCTTGCTATCGGTGATTCTTAAGCTAATCTCGGTTGCTTCAACCTCGCGCTCTAATTCTCTGCGATTTCTTAGCTCATGATATGTGGGTTGATATTCGCGCCTTGTTGGGCGGTTACCGTTAGGGTCTAAAGCGGGAATCCCGTCAAATAGGAACGCTGCCGGACTAAATGAGGCAGTGGAAAATGATGCTGCTGCGAAGGTCATTACTCACCGCGCCAAAGATTCGATGCCGTTCCATCTCCAAGAATCTCTGCGTCGTTCATGAGTTTGGCGTTAGAATCCACAATCCCTGAAATCGTGAACGTGAATTGATCGCTGGTATTCTTAACCTGTTGGATTGCCCAACCAAATGTATCTGGCGTGTTGTTATCGGATAAGAGTGAAGCCCATGGGTTTCCAGCACTACCAGCATCGTTGAGTTTCTCGCCCATGGTTCCGGCTACATTGTTAGCACTTGCGAGAGCCGACCATACCGCTTGCCCTACGTTTGATGTAGTTAAGCCCGTACCCGTCACTACAAGGGCAGCAGCCATAGCGCCCGTACCCGTAGCGATGGAATCTTCTAATGTACCGTTACCAGTCAGCGCTGCGAGAATCGCACCAAAGCCCTCTAAATCAGCATCGGATATTTCACCAGAACCTCCGATTGAGGCCACGGCTTGTAGGAACGCTTTGATATCTGCGTCCGATATCTCGCCCGAACCAGTGATATCCGCGAGAAGCTGGACAACCAAACCGCCGATTGCTTCCAGCGAGCCTAAACCAGTTAAATCCGCCGCAGCGAGTTTTACCGCGAGAATGGATGCCGCCAAAGTACCCGAACCAGTCACTTCTTGATAGGTGCTCATCCCGCCAGCTTTTTGCGGCATAGACCATGATTGCGGGTGTAAGTGCCCGTAAGGATAGCCAGCTTGCTGATTAGTCACGCCTTCGCCAGCGCATAAGTTTCTGGTAGCGCCTGTGCGGTGAAAGTTAGCCTCTTGAATGGATGGGTATGAACCATTGGATACGCCAGCGCCATAAAACTTATAGACGCCCAAGGTGTCCCTGAAATTGTTAGCGAGTAATCCCATTAACCACCATATGCCCAATCGTAATCAACAAACACAGTACCACCCGTAGTAGTCGCGCCAGTTTGGAACATAATGAAGCGGATGTTTGCACCGTCTGGAATCTTGGGGAAGGATGGCAAAGCGTTTACAAAATCAACCTTGTTGTAAAGACCCGTCGCAGGAACGGGGATAGTCCACAAAGGTTTAACTAGGTGAAGGATAACCGTACCTGAAGCGTGAGCCGTACCAGCCCACGTTACGTTCACAATATCACTCACACCAGTATCACCAGTAGCCAATGGCAGGAATGGGTTGTATTTATTCGCAGCCGCTCCGGTGTTAATCAACGAGCCGTTGGTTGCTGATGCCGTAGAAGTGAAGGTCGTGGTCGCACCCGATGCGCCGCCGGTATCAAGGTAGTTCACGATGCACGTAGGGGCGTTTGCACCCAAGGCACCCAAGGCTGAAATATACATGCGCAGGCCTTCACCGTTCGGATAGCGGTCAACCTTAGCAGCCGATGAACCAATCGCGGTCATGGTGACGGTTTTAGTGCCGTTCGTGCTTACGTTAGTTCCTGATAATTTAACATAACCCACATCATCAACGGCCATGACAAACCATGGAGCGCCAGCAGCAGCGATTACCGAAGCGCCAGCAGAAAGGAAGTGTTTAGTGGCAGGGTCTACATCCCCGCCATTATAAAGCGCACCTTCAGACCACGTATCATCCGTTGCGGTAAATGTTAAATCAGCCGCGCCATAAGTAGCAGCGACAGGAACGCCCGTTGCGTTTCCTAAGTCAGTCCATGCGCCCGCCGTACCAGCAGCGGGGAGGGTTTTCTGGCAGATTGTCGTGCCATACTTTCCGTTGTTGGTGATTTGGTTGATTAGGTCATCTTGTGATGTAAAGCCCATGATTAACTCCAGACAGTTGTTAGTGTTCCAATAAGCGTTGAGGATGCCAGACTGCCGCCATTCCCCTTCGCAATAATACCAAGCCTTGCGCCTTCTTTAATCTCAGGCGCACCAGCCGTATGAATAACCGAATCAACCGAAGCAGCCGAGCCGTAGCTTTCTAAGTTGCCTGTTGTCGTTCTGCGGCATTCCTGAGCAACGTGAAATGTCTTCAATGGGTTTACAATAACCAGTGCTAAAAGTCCACCGCCCGCTACTGTGAAATTGACCCGTTCAATAGATTTAACCGAGCTGTCACCCACAGCTAAGGGTAGGTAAGGATGAAACCCGCCACCCGAAATATCAGCATTAGCCGACTGCCCTCCGCCCGCAACTATCTGCGTGAATATGTTGGGTGATACTTTACCAGACACACCATCTTGATTCGTGTAGGTAAATGTGAACTGTCCAATCGCAGAGGATGCAGATTGTGCAATGCAGATAACTTGCCCTGAGTTATATCTAGGCAGTGTAATTGTGTTTGATGTGTCTTGGTCTTCACCCACCGCATCACTATCGAAGAATGGGTAATACATAAGGTAATCTACCAGCGTCAAGACTTGACGCTGGTTGGTCGTGGATGTCGCAGAGGCCGCGTTGGTCATCACCATGATATTCTGCAAATACTGTGTATCAACTTGCGGAACGTATATACCGCGCGCTAGGTCAATCTCAGCAGATTCCAATGGTGTGGATGCGTAGAAGTTCGCAGGCGGTGAGCCAGCAAAATAGCTGTAATCAATGTAGCTTGAAGTAATCGTAGCAGCCGAACCAACAGCCTTACGGAATTGCGTAGTCCATGTTTTGCCATCGTCTTTGGCATCGCAGAATTGTTTGATGTTGCGGAAGCCGCTCACACGCACCGCCCCGTCAATAAAGCGCCAATCTGCCAATATGAGAGTTTCACTTTATCCTTAAAGTTCATTCCGCCTTCACCCACCGCGATAGCTTTACGTGGCGCGATAATCTCATGGCCGCAATCTTCACCGCATGGACGCTTGATGGTGTGCTCGCCATCCGCTGTGGTGACTTTTACGCCACGCAAGCAGGATGCGCAGTAATACAATGGTTTCCCGATTACTGCGTCTAGCTTTTTCTCAAACTCTGAACGCTTATCCAATTAAGCCTCGGTAATTGTAAGAGCACCAGCAGCAAACTGCGGGGTAATGCCTGATGATACAGCAAGTGAGCTATTCAATGCGCCATAATGCCATACAGCCGTTGCACCAGATACAGCAACGCCCGTAGAAACATGGGTCAATGTAGCGCCGGTCACACCGCACTGAGGGAATGAAATCGTCGCATCGTTAGCAGTAGCTCCGCTAGCAGCGGCATCCCATCCAGTTGAACGTGCTACGGCTTTACGTGCGTAGTTGGTGTATGCGGTTTCGTTTTCAGCTTGTGAGTTAGTCGCAGCCGTTAAGTTGCCGGTATGCAGGGCAACATAAGTGTTAGCTAAGGGTGTAGATGCGGCGTTATCCGCAACCGTTGCCCATGCAGTTGCGCTATACATGAGGTTGATGATTGAATTACAGGTTGGTGTTGATTTAGGCATATAGGCTCCTTAAAATTATACTTGAGTTATTTTTGACATATTATTATTAGAATCACGCTTAATAATAAGCTCTTTTGGTTGTGTTGAAATTTCTAACGCACGAGCCATGGCCTGCATTGATAAAGCTAAAGCCCCGTCGTCGCTCTCTGGTTTTTCTTGTTGTGGCGAAGAACCGCGTATTTTTTCCATCTCATTATTGCTTTGAATCTCAGCCATGCGAATTTCGGCCTCTACTTTGGTCTTATATGCCTCATTTTGCAGCCTAATAGACTCCAGCTCCAGCTCTTTAGCTTGTAATTCTAGCTCCGCCACTTTGATTTCTTGCTCTGATGTGAGCTTATCGCGTTGAAGTTGTAATTCAGCCGCTTTAATTTCAGCATCCATTTGGTTCTTTTCGGCTTGAGTTTGAGCGGATTGGGCTTTCACTTGCAACTCACCAATCTTTAATTCAGCTTCGGCCTGCTTATCATTGGCGGCTTGTTGGGCTTCTTGCAACGCAGAACCTAGTTGCTCGATAATCTGTTGCGCTTGCATCATCTGCGCTTGAACCGCAGGAGGCACGCCTTTCATCTGCTCGGCCTGTCTTTCAGGGTCGCGCATCTCTGGTGGTAATCCACGCTCTACTGCATCGGCGGTTTTATCAGCATTAGGCCAGTCCATGCTACGGATAATCATTGGAAGCGCAGGAAGCATAGCTTGCGGGGCGGCTTGGAATAGCTGAATCTGGGCTTCACGAGATTCATCACGCTTCGTTGAGTAACTTGGGCCAGTAGTTACCACAACTTCCATATCGCCCTTAGTCATGTCGTAGTTAACAGGCTTACCAGTTTTGGGGTCTTGGTAGCTTTGGTTAATCTTAACCGTGCGTGTTTTCTTATCCTCGCTCATCACCTGAATCTCGCGTGAGCTATCGTAGATTTTCTTGCTCAAATCCTCAAAGATAATGCCCCCAAAGAGCAATGCGCGGCCAAACGTATCGGCATAGTTGGAGGTAGATACATCACCCTCTTTTTGACGGGCAATAATAGCTTTGCCGGACTTCTCATTGCTTTGCTGGCCCAATGACGCTGGGTAAATACCAGACGTACCGTAAAAGTTTTGTTCGGCCATTTGAATCAATGCAACAGCAGCGCCCAAATCAGCGCCGTTCTGCATACGTTGCGGGGGGTTAATAGGATTGCCGTTTTCATCAATCGCATTGTATGGGAGATAACTATAATTCTTGGTGTTTACTGTGTCATAAAACTTCTCATAACCCTTAAACGCACGACCATCACCAATGAATGGAGAAATCGGCGCAGACTCGGCTAATTCAATAGCCGTGTTTGTCGCATAGTTATACAAAACTTGCGTTGATATCATATCCTCATACAAGCCCGTGAGGTATGTCTTGCCGTTTACTATGTTTTTATTGCCCTCAACAAAGCAATACGGGATATGTGAGCCAGCCCACTTGCGCTCTTCCAGCTTTTCCGTAGCGGTGCATTTGTAATACATAACGCGGGGAGTTTTAATCTCGCGCTCGTTATAATTGTCTTTGTCTTTAGGCTTTTCTGTAACTTTCTTGCCAGTTTCCTTGTGAAACCATACCTTGCTCTTATCGTATTCCATGCGCCAATAGTGACCAATTCGCACTAAGTCCTTACCCATGGTTGCCCATTCAGGGTAATCACTACCAATGGACTCTAAATCATTCGTGCTGTAATCTCTGTCATTAAGGCGGTTGAAGTCGGTACGGGGCACGTCCTCAACCTCAATCAGATAGCGTCTATCGCTTCTGTCTTGCTCTCTGGTTGAGGGGTCGTCATAGACCTGAAACGTATTGGGAATCTGGCGAATGTATATGTTCTGGTCGTTGCTTTCATCATTGTCGTAATCCGTAGCAAAAGCAAAATAACCCCAACCAATATTAATCTGTGAAGAGATAGCAAGCTTGTATGCTGTCTGCGCACAACCTTGCGCCTGTACTTCTCTAATCTTATCCTCAAGCAGCTCAGCCTTGTCTACGTCTGCATCGGTCTTTGGAATGTATTTAATCTGCGGAACATTCATCCACTGGTCGTTGATAACTTGGCGGCCAAACTTTGGGAGCTGGTTAAAACTGTAAGATGGTCGGTTGCCGCGTGCTGCAATCTCAGTGGCGCCGAATTGCTTTGCACCTGGTCTGACAAAATCCAAGATGAAAAGGGCGCGAGTGCGGTTTTCTTGTTCAGCATCAGAGGATTGCTTAAAATCACGCAGCATGTCTGAAACAATCTTGTCTTTCGATTCATCAGACATGCGTATTAGTTCCTATGGTATGAGGTCTGGGCATAATAGCCCGGCTCAACAGATTTTACAACATTTAATTGTGGTTTCTTGTAATGCTGGGCAAAGCACAAGAATGCATCGCTTCCGTGTGACCATATATCATGCTTGGGTTCTTTGCTGACTTTGCCTGTTTCAGTATCACGTGCGTAAGCGTAATGCCTTAGACACTGTAGCCCATCCTTAGTCTTTTCTTTATCAAACACACACTGGGCAAACACCGAGCGAGCGGCATCAATACCCAAGACCTTCTTTGGTATTCTCTGCACGATTCTAACCGTGTTCCCAAGTTTAGGATTATCCTTCAGTGCGTCTTGTAATTGCCGTTTAATGGTTTTCTGCGCTGCTTGCTGCTCATAATCAGCATCATGCGGCAGGCAATGCTCGTCGTATTTATAACCGCGTTCTGCTAGCACATCAATGTAATGGGGCATCTTGTGGCCTGATGCCTGATAGTAATCAATGATACGAAACTCCATACCCACCAACTGCACAAACCATATAGCCGTGTTGTCTGATTGGCCTAAATCCCAAAAGGTTTGAACTGGTATGCCCGCTTGAATCGGAACCTTCGTGAAACGATGCTCTTCACTAGCTTTTAGTATCTCTTCAGAGAAGATAGCGCCCTCAACTGCTTGCTTGGGTTTGCCTTCCCATGTGTGCTTGTAGGCTTCATAGTTCTTTTTGCGGTCTGACTCCATCTCCTTACGAAGCACCTCAGGGAAGAATGGGTTATCGTCATAGTTGATTTTAATAACGATTGCATCATCCGGAGGCGTTACAACGTATTCCTGATACACAGGATCATCTTCAAGGTCTGGGTTGAATGATAACCAAACCTCCGACTGAGGGGCGCGTACCGTGAGAGCAAGTGTCTTAATGTTTGTAGCGCTAGCTGATTGAGCCTCCTCAACCCAAGCCCTTGTGATGTTCGGGATGGACTTAATGTTGGCGATGTTAGAGCGTAGGCCAGCGAACAGGAACTCAGTGCCATTCTTACCCAGTATGGTGGATTTCTGTATCTCGTAGAAGTCTGTTAGGCCAAGCTCTTCTATCTGTTCTTTCAGCAATGAGTGTACTGAATCTTGAATGGACTTCTGAATCTCGCGAGCGCAGAGGATTTTGTGTTTCTCGCTGTAGCCTAAGACTAATAGGGCGCGGGCTATGCTTACTGACTTAGCTCCCCCACGTCCGCCATAGTAAACCTTATAGCGTGACGGCTTGAACAAAGAAGCGGCCATCTTTTCAGGAAGCTCAACCTTCATGCTTTGCCGCTACATGGACAATTTCAATCTTTGCATCTACCTTCACTGGCTTGTCTGGGTCGCCAGACAATGTGACGCTTGATAAATCAGGCACGGTTTTCTTCAGGATGATTTCAGCCGCTCTAATTTCAGTGGCCGTCATGGGCTTTTCAAGCTCACCATTAGCGTGCTTATTCAATCGGTTCATTAAAGCCCCGATTCTTTGCTTATCTCTCCAAGCAGGTATTTGAATGTCTGGCATAAATCCGTATTACTCTATTGCGAATGATTGTCAGTGGCAACCCTCAACCCAAATGCACCTTTTTGATTAAACATGATATGGGAGTAATCCAGCCCCTTCATGTCTTTGCCTTGGGCAAAATGTTTATCGACTATCAGGGTTAACCCATCATGCTCGATTACATCGCCAACATTGGATGGCTGTTCATGGATTATGATTGGTTCGCTCATTTAGTTATTTCTCTATAAATTAACAAAGCCGTAACAAGCACTACCAGAATAACGCCTATCAATAATCTCGTTTCATCCATGATAAGCCTCAGAATGTTTCAGTGTGTAGCCAGTCGTTCACACATGGAGGTATCGCACACGTAAGGAGCGAGAAAACACAATCGACTAGCTACACCTTATAGGTTATAATGGGTTAATTCTTCTTGGTCAACAGTTTCTTGATGTATGCGATGATATCAGCCTCAAGCCTCACAGGTACCCTTAAGCGCATAGTCGGCTCATTGTATTTGCGAGGGCGTCCGTTGGGGCGGGGAGGCGTCACCTCGTCGCCTGCTTTGTATTTAGTCATGTGTTTCTCCTAGTGGTGGAAGGCTTCGGTGCGTTAAAATTGAATCATTCAACAGCACCCTAATAATGTCATGCGCCTTTCTTTCGTCACAATCATTGATGTGCCCACCCTCATCGAGCGAGCCAGTAACAAGCCCAGCGACGATTAGCGGTTTGTATAAATCATAATCCCATCCGCTGTTGCCAAAGGGACGCTTACCACTAAAGGATTCCCCCTCATCCCACAAAGTTGCCAGAAGTGCGCGTAAATACTCTCCGATATTCGTTGCCCTAGCATCGTTTCTAGACATTGGTAAATCCAAAATGCTCTTTGTATCCATCTCTCACTACTCCTTCTCGTTGCAGGGTTTGGTGGTGTCTCTGGTTGAATCCTTGATGTGCTCGATTAAATCCAGCTTCATGGCGTTAAAGTCGTAATCGTATGAAATGAGTTCGTGCGCCGTGAATATGCCGCCATAAACATTTGTTTTGCGCTTCACCTTCGGCACCAAGTAACAAGAGAACCTATTCCCGTCCTTTGCCCATTCAGCTAGTGGCGAGTAAAAACTTTTGTCGGTTTTCCTTTCCTCTGTGTCTTTGAACACCGAATATGTTTTAGACACATTCTGCTTGCTAAACTCTGCGCCGCGATGAGGTGGCCATTCGATGCGGAGGTAATCCAGCCCGAATCTTTGGCAAATAACCCTAGTCTCCTCACTGTGTGCTGGCTTGGTCATGCAGCTATCTCCAAGTAATGGGGCTTGCGGTGATTGTTTTCACATCCTGAGAATTGCGGCGGTCATCGCTTGGAGGCCTTGCATATCCATCAACAGTTTCCGTTGAGTGTTGGTGGCCTATTCGCTGGCATTTAAGAATAGGGTTAAAAAGCTCTTTAATCCATCTCATGCGCTCCCTCTCCTGCGGCTTAACCTGTGGCTCACTGTGTGCTGGCTTGGGTCTTGTTCGCCGCGCCATTGTTCAAAGGTTTTCATGGCTTATCCTCCGGTGCTAGTGGTCTAACAATCTCCCGCGCCGGATAATCCATGTAATGAGCGGCATAATCATCAAATTCATCGTGCGGGAATAATAGCTGCTCATCATCAATTTTGATTGCCAATCTCCAGCTTTGGCCGTGGCCATCTATGTCGCACCAAAGCCAGCATTGGTCAAAGAAACTGCCGTCCCAATAGTCTTTTAGTGTTTTGCTCATAATCAACTCCTAGTATCGTTGGGCGTTAAGCGGATAGGCATGAACATTACCACCCAGTATATGCCCTAGATAACCAACCACATCGCCCTTCTTAATGTTTTCAGAAACATCGTTATAATCCATGTCAACGAGCGCCCCTTCCCGCGCAACGGTCATAGTCAATCCTCTGTCCTGAATATGCGGCAATCCTATGTCCTCACTGTGTGCTGGCTTGGTCATGCGTTAGGCTCCTGTTGACTTTTATTATGTTTATCCCATTGCTCCTCACGGCAGCGCTCGCACCATACTCTGTCGGCTAAGTTAAGCCACGGCACTTCCACGAAGCAATCAACGTCAATATCTGAGTCGATATAATCGTCACAAGATTCGCAAGCTATCATGGACATCCTACACCCCCTTAGCGCGGGTTATGGCTGCACGAGCCTTGGCTGCCCATTCATATTCAATACCATCGCAAGAATGGGTCTGCCTAGATTCTAACGATTCTTGAACACAAGCCACCAGCTCATCAATCTTAGCCTGTTGCTCATCCCATCCGTTGACGCGGTGGACTATGAGGGCTGCGTTGGCTTCTACTTCATCCATTTGTTCTACGGAATATTCTGGCCTATATAAATCGTGCAGAAGTCCAAACCTAGTCAAAATGGCATAATTTCCGGCTAGGCTCCAAGGCAATTTCGTGTGTGTAGTCATGTAGTCCTCCTGTGTGTTGGGGTTATGCTTTGGCGCTTGATTTGGCTAGGGCTGCATGGGACTTACGAAGTAGATTCGCAAATGTCTCATCGTGGTCGCTTGTAATGGCGTTTGTAGATACGCCGTTGATGAAGTCTTGCAGCGCAGCAACAAGTTCGTCATGGGAATTAACCGCGCGAACGATAAAAGCGGCGTTGGCTTTGAGCTTTGCTTTTTGGGAATTTCTCCATGCGTGAGCTTCTAGCGAATCATTAAACTTTGGAATTTTGCAGCAAGTCCACGCGACAACTTCGCCATTTCCCGCCTGAATGACGTTCATAGCTTCTGGCATTGTTGAGTGCTTATCGGTCTGGAACCATGGCAAAGGCGTGTGCGTTTCCATGCTATACTCCTAACGCCGCCAACAATTCATCATCGCTCATATTGTTTTGAGCACCGCATGGCTCACCATCAACCATCACCTGCGCGGTGGCAATGTCCATGAATTTGTATTGGGATGGATACTTGTGAGCATTCTCAATGTGGCGCGTAAGGTTTTTAATTTCGCTATTGATGCTCATCGGCGATGCCATGGTATCAAACATTTTTTTGCCCGTTTTATCCGTGATGTAAACATTTCCCCAATTCATAAAATCCCCTCTATGTGTGTTAGTACGCACTTTCTAACCCATAACCACTTTCGGGTCAAGAACTATTTTAGGGGGTGGTGAAAATAATTGGGGTGATAAGATAAAGGCGCAACCGTTTTAATGATTGCGCCCGTAGACCGCACTTAGCGTCTTCCAGTTCCAACCATATCCGAGCCTTAAGTTGGATGTCCTTGCACCTGTATAGGCCAAACTCGGAGTCCACTGTTAATTTGCCACGGTTAGGGTTGGGTGTCAATTACTCTTCAAAGAACAGCCCCTTTTCATTCAGCATCAATTCCGCATATTCACTAGAACCTATGTTAGCCCATGGCGTGTATCGGGTGTCCATCATCTCCATCCATCTGGCTGGTTGCGTTACGTCATTGTTAATCGGCTGCAAGTGGTAAACTTGGTCGAATGCTAACCTCATACCCTCACCGCCCCTTGTGTTGCCGTCTTGGTTAATCTGCGCGGCTGTAATCGAAAATATATCCAGCTTGCGGCCTATCTCGGCTATCCACTGGGCAACCTCTCCCAAGAAGTAGGCTTCAGAGTCCTTGCCCTTCCCTGTGACGAGCTGCCAGTAATCGAGAATGAATCCTTCAATGCCGTGTTTCATTTTTGCCATGGCCACTTGCTGTTTCAGGTCGTCAAAGTTAATCGCTGGCGCATCCAGATAAATTACATTGTTTGGCATCGTCTTTGCGTATTCCTTAATCCTTTGCATGACGTGAGGCTTTTCAGCGTAACCAGACCTAAACGCATTGGGGTACATCTCCAAAGCCCTGCACAACACACGTTGCTGAATCTCTTTTTCACCCATCTCGCCGCATATAAATAAATGCTTCGTACCTCGTAAATTGAGATTGTGGCTAATCGTACCCAGCATGATGGTCTTGCCGACCTTTTTACGTGCAGCTATCCCGTAAGCCTTGCCCTTATACAGCCCGCCGCCCATCGCAGCGTCAAGCGCAACTATGCCAGTGCTATATGCTACCTTGTCCGCCTCCATGTCCGCCAGAATTGACTCAGTGACACTCTGGATTGTTCTTTGCTTCCTACCGCCTACAGCCGCAAGTGATTCGTCAACCAGCCCCCGCAAGTTCCTTATCATGTCCGTTAAACTTGAACCACCGTTCAAAACACTGGCGCATGTTTCTCTAATGATTCTCTCGTGATGTTCGTCAACTATGCCCGCAGCCACCGTAGACATATCCGCCACGCCCCTAGCATTAGCCGACCCCATCAACTGAGCAAGGTATTTGTTATGCTCTTTCCCTATCCTAGCCGAAATGGTAACGGGTGAAACTGCCTGAGCATCGGCAAGCTGCGCCAAGATTCCTTCCAGAATAGCGGAATGGGTAGGGTCTAGCATATGTTCGGGCTTCAAGCCGCCAATATGCTTTATGGCTTCAGGGTAGCTTAAGATTGTGCCTAGGAGGTATTGTTCTTGCTCAATCACGGCGGCCTCCGTAGGTGATGACGTTTTTATAACCCAGCGTACCAACCGATTTAGGCTTGTTGTAGTCATTCCATCGCTCATCATTCAGCCAAGCAGTAGTTCCCTTCACATACTTGCCGTTTTCCTTTGTAGCGTCTTCGTGCTTTGAATACGCAAGCGCCCCATCAACTATCTTTTGCGGTTCTGCCTTTTTGATTGCAGTAAGCCATGCCTTGTATGCTTTATCCTTAGAACCCTTCCTGCCAGTAGGGTAAACTTCCCAGAATCTTATAAACCATAAATCCTCTGTAAAATTAGACTTAGGGGGTATAGGGGGTTTAATTGTGGATGTGGATGTAGATGTGTGTCCATTTGCAGGTGCATTTGCATCATCAATTGCAGGTGCATTTGCATACTTAGATTTAGCTGCTTCTGAGCGCTTTTCGCTTATTATTGAGCGCTTTAACAGCTCTTCGTCAGCTTTGTGGTTTCTATACACCTCACCGTCCAAGTAAAAATACTTAGTGATTATGGTCTGCACAGCTTCCTGCTCAATAGATGCAAACGCTCTGCAAATTCGATGCATTTGCTCTGCATTTGCAGGAATAGGCTCACCAGTTGAATAATAATAATCTAATAAGAGAGTGTATGCTCCATGCTCAACCATTGATAGGTTTTGAGTCTTTTTCATGTAGTCGCCAACGTAGCGAGCGTACCAATGGGAAGTGGATTTAGTCATTGGATGGCTCCGACAATTCGTCTGGGTTAATGCCGTTGGCTTTTAAATACTTTATACAATACGGTCTAATGGTTTTAATCTGAGCGTCGGTCAGCCCATCATTCGCCAAACTATAGCTCCACAGGCTCACTATATAATCCATGTTCGGCTCGTCCGCGTCACATGTTTGTATTATGTATCTGAAAACTTCTAAATAAGTTCTGTCTCTTGGCGGCGTAACTTTAGGCATAAAAAAAGTCCTTTAAGTAGCCTTCCCGCAGTTGCATTGCAGAAAAACTACCATAAAGAACTCTTTTTAGAGTGATGCAACCACTCACTTTCAAACCATACCACGCTAATCTATATCCGTCAACACGATTGTGGTTGAGGGTTCGCCGCGCGTATATGTAACCTCGCCAAGCTTCACGTATTGGTCTGTATCGTCTATGAGTAGACCACAATACACTAGGGCATCATTAACGCTTTTCCAATATCCGTCTGGGTCTACTTTTTTCTGCTTCGGGGCTAGGCGTATATGTAAATCAACTTGGCGTTTTCCAGTTGGTTTATAGACGTGGGGCATATGCGCCCACACCATTTCTCTATCGCGCTTTTTTAGCTTGTGGCCGATAGCCCAGTGCTTGCCAACGTATTCATTGAGTGCTGCTGGTCGCCAGTTTTTAATATGTATTTTCACCACTCAATCTTATCATGGATTTTGCGAAAAGCTAGAAAATAATTTCACGGTCTAAGCAATTTTTTACTTGCGGTTGTTGTTTATGGTGTGCTAGAAAAGCGAACCAACTAAACACAACACACGGAGAGTTTTATGAGCGAAGATGGAAAAATTATTGAGATTAATGGCATTAAGTTTGAAGTTGATGCACGCACCGCAACGTTGCGTCAATTAAGCGCTATAAAGATTGGCTCGCGGGTAAAAGTCCTAAAAAAGCAATACGGGGATAACTTTGAAGTGCACCACGGAACGGTGGTTGGTTTTGAACCATTTGAAAAAACACCCACGGTTATTATTGCATATTTGTCTGGCTACATTTCAAGCAATCCTGAAATCAAGTTTTTATACTATACCAATAAATCAGAAGAGCAGGTGATTGTTAGCGATGAAAATGACCGCGAGTCACTTAACGCAAGTAATATTACGGGCGCGATTGATAAAGAAATCCGCAAAAAAGAAACAGAGATTCAAGACCTAAAAGACCGTAAAGCTTATTTCCTAAACAACTTCCAAAGCTATTGGAATCCTCTGGTTATGCCGAAAGCTGAAACAGAATAAGTTTTTAACTAACCACATAGGAGGATATATGACAGAGAAGAAAATAGAAGAAACCGAACAAAAACCAGCAGCAGCCGATATTTACGAAGCGCTGTTAGCTGTATATAAAACTATCGGCTACGTCCAAAAAGGCGGCCAGAATAAAGCGCAAAACTATCGCTATGCTGGCGAGACTGATTTAATTGCAGCGTTGCGCCCAGTAATGGTCGAGAATGATATTATCTTTTGGCCTTCAGGGGTTGAGCGCTCTCATGAAGTGCAGGTAGCCACAACCAATCAAAGTGAAGCTTTTACTAAATCAACATTTAACACAAAAATCATTGCCACACTGCAATACACGTTTCGCCACGTTCCGTCTAATACAGAGATAAAAGTGCAGGTGATTGGAGAGGGTGTGGATTCGGGGGATAAAGCATCTTACAAGGCTATGACTGGCGCGCTTAAGTACGCCTTACGCCAGACGTTCTTAATTGAAACAGGCGACGAACCAGAAGCCGACACTAGAACGGATAAAGACGCAGACCCATACGGCGAGCCTGTGTTCAAAAACTCATCCATGCGTAACAAGTTCTGTGCTGATACCATAGCGCTGTTTGAATCATGTGGAACGGTTGCCGAGCTAGAGCAAACCGCGAAGGATAACAAAGACAGATTCGCGGAGATGGATAAAGGCTCGGAGCATGACGTGCTTGGTGTTCAGGAATTGCGAAAGAGATTTAGTAAAGAGCGGACGCGGATTCTAGAGGCGGAGAAAGCTGCTAAACAAGGAATTGCGGCGCTTGACGACGAGGTGCCATACTGATGAGCCTGAACCCCAAAGAGATATACAACAAGCTCGTCAAAGAAGGTGACGCATGGGCAGATGCTGTTCATGATGCTGACTTACTGGAGGAGCTAAAATCCACGGTATTAGCTCAGTTAATGGCGGAGTCTGGAGAACCTTCAATGGCGGCAAAAGAGGCTTGGGCTAAGGCACATCCTGATTACAAGTCACATTTGGAGAACATGGTGAAAGCAAGAAAAGCAGCGAATCGGGCGACAGTGAGATGGAAAAGCGCCCAGACGTATGCTGAGTTAATGCGTTCACAGAATGCTAACGAGAGAGCAGCGAATAGGAGTGCAAGTTGAGGCAAGAACAAATAGGCGACTGCACATTATACCTAGCCGATTGCATGGACGTGCTGCCGACGCTGGGCAAGGTGGATGCTGTGGTGACAGACCCGCCTTATGGGATATTTAAGAATACCGGCGGCGATGGAAAGATGTTTGGCAAGGAAACTATATATTCTATTGATGATAAGGCCGCAGAGTGGGATTTCAGGCCAGATGACGACCTACTGAAATTGCTGGCTCAATTCAAGGAGTATGTTGTTTGGGGCGGTAATTACTTTGCGGATGTTATGGGCGCATCAAAAGGCGTGCTTATATGGGATAAAAAAACTGGCAACAATAGCTATGCTGATTGCGAATTGGCTTGGACTAACGCCACAGGAACAACGCGCATAATTCATCACCAATGGTGCGGCGCTTTCAAAGATAGTGAGCGCGGATTAAGAGCGGAGCACCCAACCCAAAAGCCCATAGAAATAATGAAGTGGAGCATAGGATTCTGCAAATCCCAAACCATCCTCGACCCCTTCATGGGTAGCGGCACCACAGGCGTTGCCTGCGTCAAGATGGGGCGCAAGTTCATTGGAATAGAACGCGAGCCGGAATACTTTGAGATAGCCTGCAAGCGCATCCGCGAGGCATATGCACAACCCGATATGTTCATAGAGCAACCAAAGAAACAAGAGCAAATGGGGTTACTAGATGGCTAAACCCCCCACAAAAGCACAACGAGAGAGATGGTCGAGAATAGCTGAGTTGGGCTGCATGGTATGCGGTGCGTATCAGGTAACAATTCACCATTTGTACTGCGGAGCTGGGGGCAGAAAAGACCATGACAAGGTAGCTCCATTATGTTGGGAGCATCACCTTGGCAAAGAGGGAATAGACGGGCGTAAAATGAGCAAGAGGGTCTGGCAAGAAAAGTATATGACTGAGCCAGAAATGGAGAAACGGGTTAAACGAGAATTAGGAGAAAGTGATGGATAAAATACCTGACAAGTTTATGACTTTGGATGATGCAATAGAGCATTGTATGCGCGTTATGGGATGGACTAGGCAGCAGGCCGAAGAAGAGCTGCTGGTTGCAACTGAGTGTGGCGAGCTGACCGCGTATGAATATGATGAGAAAAACACTAAACACTAGGAGAAGATGATGGATTTTAAACTAAGCGCAAAACGCAACGGCAAGTTTTGGAACTATGGAAGTTTCAAGCTGAACAAATGGAACAACTACCAAGCGTCATTCAAGGTAACGCCTGAGTTTCTTGAGCTGGTAAATTCTAGCGAAGGGCAATGGTTGAACTTTTCGGCATTTGAGAACAAACCAAGCGAGCATGACGTTGCCAAGGGTAACGGATACCAGCCGCAAGATGATTTGGATTCGGTGCCATTCTAAATGAACCGCAACCTCACATTCACGCGCAACGATGACGGAACAATCTCCCGATGGCGAAAGAACGGTTCACGCAAGAAGAAACCGCATCCATTAGCGGATAAGGTTGTGGAGCGCGTGGATGATGAAACAGGCGTGATAGTTAAAGTATGTCCTACGCAGGGTGCGTGGGGTTATTGGCCGCAGGGGAGCGCGAAATGAAAAGATTATATTACACAGACCCTCTAGCTGCTGCGTGGATGTACAAACATCATGGCGTACAGTTAGAACTAATCATGCAAGATGTTGATACTGGGGAGATTGCGCATCACGCCCTAAGCGATTATTTCCAATCATCGGCATTGCCAACGAGTACTGAGGCGTACGGCCTTCGTTACTACATCCACCCCGAAAGCTTGCATTTGTTGGAGCCGATTGAAAATGACGTAGTGATATTGGATGAAATGGGTGTTTCTGTTTGGCACGGTGTAACCAAAAGAGAGTATAACAGACTAGACCTGAAAGTTACATCCATCATCCAACGCAACAACATCCCATTTCACTGGCCTGAGAGCGAAGATGCCAGCACCTAAACAGAAACCCACCATCATAGACGGCGAATGGCTACAATGCCTTGATTGTCGTTGTGACTGGCCTGTGATGTGGACGGATGACAGCCAGATAGTAACGGTTGTGGAGATAAATTCGCAATGTATAGAATGCAGGAGTGAGAGAATCATATTATGCACCCACTAGCTAAATACCGAGCTAAAAAGAAACTCTCGCAAGTCGATTTTGCAGAGCTGCTATCCAAGCGCATGGATTCAACCATAGCACCCCGCACTATCTGTAACTATGAAATGGGCGTGACACTGCCAGACGTTGTGACGGCTATGCACATTAAGACAATGACGAAAGGCGCGGTTTCCCTTGGTTGTTGGGGCTGTGAATATTAAGCAATTATTTGCTTGACTATGGTTTGTGGTGTGCTATAACACCATTACACAACACGGGAGGGAATATGCTTAAATTATACAGAGTCACATTTAGAGACAACTTCTCTAATCCACACCACCGTAATTACAAAGCAAGTAATGCTACTTGCGCAAAAGTTATGGCGTCTATCTATCATCGTAATTGGTATGTGGTGGGTGCTGAGGAAATCATTATAGAGGAGGCTGCGTAATGGAAGCTGTAAACGACAACGAGCCATGCAATCCATTCTCACATTTAGAGAAATTGATGCGCGAAACTAACCAGATTCTTAAACAGGCTAATCAACTATGCGATGATAGCGAGGGAATGAATCGTGATTTAACTGCTGCTATAGCAAGACTGAGAGGCGAACGTGCGTAAGTTAAAGAATCAATGGGGTGACAGAAACCCACAGATGAGCAAGCCGCAATCATTAAGTGGATGGGACTGGGTGCTTATCTGGGCAACGGTAGCAATCGGCTCAATCGTTACGGTAGGTATATCATGGTTGTAAAATACGCACCGCTTTGGAACAAGCTGGATTTTGCCAACACAGACGCAGAACACAAGGCAGAGAATGACCGTGTGGAGTTTATCAATACCAGCACGGATGCCATTATTGAGAACCACAAGCGCGTCTATGGCGAGCCTAGCGATAGAATGAAGCAATGGTTGCAGATGTCGCTGATTGAGTATGTGGAGGAGTTCCATGGTTAGTTGGCAGTGGTATTTAGTGAGCGCCGTATGTCTAGCTGCGTTTGCTGGATTGATGGGCTACTACATGGATAGGGATGAGTTAATTTGTATAAGATTGGAGAAGTAAAATGAATCAGAAAGTTGATAACGCCACGGGCGGATGGGTTGACCCAGATGATGCGCCAGAACTGACGCAGGAATGGTTCGATAGAGCGCATGTCTATAAGGATGGAAAACTTGTGAAGCGTGGTGAGGGTGAGCCTCCGTTTGAAGAGTTGCCGAAACTTGGCGATGTTGTTGCTGAAATTGCTTTTAATATACAGCGCAGCCATCCATTGGGTCTTGTTTCAAACAACTTAGAATTTGCATCTAGGAATGTCGCAGACGCCCTAATCGCTCGTCAGGATTGGCCTAGTGAGGGAGGGGAATTAGAGACTCGTTACCAACGCATGATGGATGCGCGTGAGGTTCCGATTTCTGAACTAGACCAGCGAGGCTGCACCTATAAAAAGGAACATATCAATGAACTGTGGAATATAATCGAATCCTACCGCGCCTTACGCAGCGCACCACAGCCTAGCGTGACGAGTGAGGAGTTGACGTGGTGCATGGCGAGAGCCAAAGAGCGATGGATTGCGGGTAATGCAGATGAATGCAAAGGGCTAACGCTGCGCCAATACCAAGCCCAAGCAATCCTCACCGCGTTTCATGTAAGCAGGAAGGAGTAGGGTATGTGGACATTAAAAACAAAGCGCGGTGTGTGGTTGCATTCGTGGACATGGGTTACTCCAGTGGTGTGGATGAGGGGAATAAGAACACGCAATTACTTCATTGGCGTAATGAAAGCCGATGATGGTTATCCGCGCACCTGCGATTGGAGTCCTGAAACTGGCAAGAAGGAAGGTTGATTGTGGCTGATAGATACAAATTAGTGGCGAGCGAATTAGCAATGAGTCCACACGCTAACTGGGGCGCTCATGCCTCTATCTACGTCGCGCCAGAAGTGTTTGCGGATGACCCAGAAGGCATAACCAAGGCTGCTGAGTCAGTGTGTAAGGACGCCGCCAAACATCTGGTAAAAGAATACGGGCCACGCAGAACACTGGGTGATGTATGGGCAGAAGGTATGGCAAAAACTTTAACCGCTAACCACACACAGGAGAAGTAAATGGACGGTGAACGTGAGAAGTTTGAGGCTTGGTGCATATTGACCATGCGCTGGAGCACAATGGAGAAGGAAGATAGCGACGAATATATCCACGACAGGACTGCTATAGCATGGAATGCTTGGCAAGCACGCGCCTCCCTCCCCTCTGCACAACCGCAGGAACCAGACATAAACAAATGCCCCTCTTGTGGCGGCGAGGCAGATAATGGGCATGATAGATGCTACCCGCCGAATCCGTATTACTGCACTAAATGCACCTCTGCACAACCGAGTGATGTGGTGGTGGAAGCCTCGTATGAACCGTGGCCAGACCCAACGCCAGAGATGTTGGAAACTCCTGAGTTTAACAAGAATCCAAACATAAGCGGGAAGTAGGAGCAATCATGACAGACACACAGCGCGAGGCTTTTGAGCGTGCAGCATTGTGGCGCGGGTGGGCGACACAAGCACAGATTATGCAGCGAACTGGCAACCACTATGAAAGCGACGAACTGCAATACCGTTATGAAGCATGGCAACAAGCCATCTCGCTGCAAAGCGAAGATGTTGATGTGGTGTTGGAAAGTGTAGGCATGACAGATGATAGGTATTTGGTGACGGTGCCGAAGGGTAGATACCCCGTTTTAACCGCCTTATCACAGCAACCAGTGGGTGAGGAGGATGCTATAGCTATAATTTATGATGTGTGGGGCGACAGATTTGCTGGCGAAGCAGAGGCCATTATTAAAACTCTCTTTGCCAACGGCTTCCAAATGAACGGGGATGGCCGTTACGCGGGAGCCATAGACTTGTTGCGTAGAATCGAACCGCACATAGACGCTATTGTTTGCTATGCCTCAACGATGGATGAGCATGAGCCAAACCGCCTAGCAGTGGATTTACGCGACCTCCTCACCCGTTTCAACATATCCGATAGGGGGAAGTGATGGGTGATAATTACCAAGCAGTTTATGACGCAATCCGCAGCCGATTCCACATGCCTGACATTTCAGAAATTATCCGCAATGCTTGGGATATTTCTTGGCAGGTAGACGCTGTGAAAACAGAATTTATCAATGCGGCTTACGAGATGCAACGGCCTAGCGTTATCTACAAACCTGAACTTTATCCAGATGGCGATATGTGGTGCGCGTTATTCGGCGCTGACTTAGCTACTGGTGTTGCGGGATTTGGGAAAACGCCATCCGAAGCAATGTATGAATTTGATAAAGCGTGGCGTGAGTCTAAGCCACCACAAATCGGCAGTACGGGAGATAAATGATGGAACTACTACTGATAACGGCTTACCTCAGTTTCGGTTTAGGGCTTGGTGTAGCCACTGTATATTTTAATGACCGCGTAGAATGTCGCGCACCTCTTGATTGGATTAACTGCGTTAGTGGTTGCTGGTTGCTCGCCTTTATATGGCTGCCAGCACTGATTTTTATGCTGATTTTTGCCGCAGTCTGGACATTGGTAGACTTGTGGAAAAATCCACCCCACATCACCAACGGAGGAACCAATGAGTAAAGCCGCCAAGAAAATCACCAACCCGTCACCATTCATGCAGTTGGCCGTAGATTTACAGGCGCTTGAAAGCAAGGCGCTTGAACTAAACCTGTTTGAAACTGCACGCTCTATCAACGCGGCAATGAATAAAATTGGTTGGGAGCGCGCAGAGCGTGTCAAAAAATTCGCAGAAACAGGGGCAGTAGTATGACAAGTAACGAGTTGCTGTCTATTGATGCAGTGCCAACACATATCATTGAAAAGGCGCGCGAGGTATCAGAATGGTTTGATGCCAAAGGCGTTAAGAACTGGCAGTTATACGGCATTGAATCGCGGGATTACACCCGCACCGCACCGATGCAGGGTGACTGGCAGGAAGTAACCAACGCGCTCGACTGTTTCAATGCAGCATACGCCGAAGGTCTGAATGAAACACTGGCAAACGTACCTGATGACCAGCGTGATTTACTCAGCCTATATGATTTGGTGACGCGCCGAATCCTTCCAGCCATGAGTCATTTACAGGCAGCCCTATCATCACTCCCGCAGCCCGTAGCACTCAGCGAGGATGAGGCGGTGGAGATTATGTCGGCAGGTTATAATGCCAAGCCAGACCTTGATGCTAAGTGCGCAATCCAAATGGCCTTCCGCGCCCTGCTTCAAAACGCACACATAACCAAGAGGTAGCACATGACGGACAAGGAAGAAACTGCATTCCAATGGGCGTGGGTCAATAAATACAATGGCAAGGTGAGAGTCAATCGTGATGGCATCAAGCGTGAGTGGTTTTGCATTGGCTACCAAGCAGCCCGCGCTGAGTCTGCGAAGGAGATAGAGGCACAACGGTTGGAATACGTGAACCACTGCGAGAAAGTGCAGCACTTGCTATGGGATAAAGACGAACAAATCCAACGGCTGCAACGGGTGGTGGATGCTGCAAGGCATGTGCGAAATCTTCTGCTGCAAGCTAAACTTATCGGCTATCTGCACACCTCTTACGACAAGCCATTGGACGCGCTAGACAAAGCCCTCGCAGCCACACAGAACACCGCGCAGAAAGATTAGCATACCCCACTTGCAATCTTAGCAACCCTCGTGAGGCATAAATTTTAGGCTCTGCCTTATCCATTCTGCGCAGGGTTTCCGCAAAGACAAACCTAACCACACCATTCCATAGGTGAATCATGAACGGGTCTTTATCTTCCTTGCATAGCAAGTCTTGATGATGCCAAGCGCAAAGAACATGGTCTATACCCTTCTTTAGATGATAGGTAACGGGATGCTTGTTTAACCAACTGCCCTCCGCATTGACAGCCGCGCCCTGAGACATGGTTTTTACAATCATATCCACGCCAGTTTTCACAACCTCAACTGCATAGTCAGGTACTTCAAATTCTAGTTTCATCGTTTCCCCTCATCGTTTCCAAGATAACACAAAGCCCCGCACTCAGGATTAGGACACCACGTATGCGCTCGATATAATGGTTCTACCGAAGGCCATCTATGATTGCAAGCGGTGCAGCGCGTCCATCTAGCTTGTACGGATTGCTTGCCGTTTACCGCAGTAAATTCGAGAATAACCGCCATAACACGCCTTTCTCATTGCCCCAGATTCTACGTTGTGCAGAAGTTGAGCGCTCGTTGATTCTCCAACGCTCCCATATTTTGCCGTCCGAGTCAACACGCTGTTGCACGTCATGGGTTAATAAACAATGACAACATATATGCTGGTGTTTTTTCGGGAAATTTAACCAGTCAGTCCAGCCGTTTTTATTAACAGGTAAGGGGTTTATCATGCTTCACCTGCTTAAATGATGATACCGCCCCGCACTCGCCACAGCGATATTGAGGCTTGCGCTTGGCTTGCGTTACCTCAAAGCCTATGTGCCTCAAGTTTTCACTTCCGCAAACATTGCAACGGTCTGTTGCGTCGTCAATAAATATATTGGCGTTTATCCTGTCAGGTATCCAAGGTCTAAGCCCTATAAATGCTTTTTCTAGCAATTCCACATCCTGCACGTTATAAGCGCCCATCTCCTCCATGGCTTCAGGGCATCCATTAGCGCACCTTACCCACAAAGAAGCGTCGGTTTTGTTCTTGTTGCCTATGCCCATTAACTCAGCGAGATGGTCTAGCTTGTTGCTGTTAAGGGTTTTGCCAAATCGCTTTTTTGCAACCTTATAGGTGTCAATGCTTCTTTTGAGTGGTAGCGGGTCTAGCCCGTTTGCCATTAGCCTACCGTTTATAAATGGTATGTCGAAGCCATCGCCATAATGCGCCACTACGTAATCCGCACCCTCGTAAACCCCTAGAAACTCGCTTAGAGCGTCTTTATCTTCGTATGCGGTATTTACCACCAGAAGGTGCGCCTTATCATCCCCAAGCCATTTATAGGAGATTGTGCAGACAGCCTTAGCCTTTTCTACAAATTGCAGCGCAATACCCCTATCGGAGAATATATCAAAAAAGAAACCCTTGTTTGGTAGCGTTTCAATATCAAAGATAAGTACCCTGCAACGGAATCGACTTAGGGAAGATGTGTTAAATAGTTTGCCACGGACAAAAAAAGAGCCGCCCGACATGTAAGCAGGCGGCTTTAAGTGTGTGTAGCTACTCTCTACAGGGGAAGATGTAGCTAGGCAAGTACTATTTACGTTAGCACGCTTTTGCATTTCTGCAAGTATTTTATCTTTGTTCCTCCCAAGCCAGTCATGAACGGTGCGGCTGTTAATATCAGCTTCTGGAAATTCGGCTCTTAATCTTTCGCATACTTGATGTGCGCGCAAGCCCTTGTCGTGAAGTTCCACCGCCCTGATATGTAAGGGGGTGATGCCTCTCATGCTCGCGTCATCCCGCAGAGGCTAACCCACGTTTCGTTGTGGCCTAATATCTGCCTTGCTGTTTGGTCGCTAAAGTAATCAGGCTTGCCGACATAGATAGGCTTGGCGAGTTTGCAGAAGTCTCTAGTCTCTAGACCACTGCTTGAACAGCCGCTCAGCACTAGCGCCGACAGGCAGCCTAGCAACATCACTTTCAGTTTTGCGGGCTTTGTCATAGTTTGCCTCACGCTTTTCTACTGCCGCATTTAACGCGCTTAACTGGCTTGCGCGGTGCCACTTGTGGACAATCAAGCCACTTGCAAAGCCGCTTGCGACACTTGATGCTAACAGCACCCAGATAAAGTTGGATAGAATGAAGCTTCTTAGTAAGATAAACATAAATCACGTTCCTGACTCCTGCGTTTTACAAGCCCGTTTAACTTCTTGCCGCCAGCGTACACGTATTTACTCAGGTATTCACAGCCGCCACGTATATCACCATTATTTATCTTTTTCAACACAGAAGATTTTTTGAATGTGCCGATTCCCACATTATACGAAAAGCTAACGAGGCTAGCTAATGTATTAGGATGCACTTCGGGAATCACCAACTTATCAACCTGATGCGCGAATCCCTCAAGCTCTTTTAACAGCAGGGCAGTGCATTCTTCTTTGCTTCTCACGCGGATTTCCGATGCGGTTTCAGTGTGTCCGTAGCAGATTGTTTCGAGGCCGATTGGGTCTTCATAGGTTACGGGTGAAAAGCCTTCAAAATATGCAACGATAGGTGCAACGATTAAAACAACAGCCGCTAATCTCTTATTCATACCATCACCCATGCCATAAGTAAAAACTGCCAGAACAACACCAACCAGACAAATAGTAAAAAAAAGAATGCTCTGGATTTAGTTCCCACGAAAATAACCTGCTGCTGTAAATGCAATACCGATTAATGCCGTAACAGCCGAGCCAATACCTACAAGGGTTTTCCATCCAACCTTAGCGCTGGTTTGTATCTCAGCCACGCGGTCATCTACTGCTTCTAATTTAGCAATGACGTTTTCAAATTGCTCTTTGGTGGTCGCAGCGTGTGATTTGGCTTGCTCACGTAAGCCTTGGATTTGTTCCTCAATCACAGCGATTTTTATAGCGTTTCCATGTTCGTCGTTCATAAATCACTCCACAGGGGCTTTTCTTACAACGGTAGCAGACAAGTCGCCACAGTATTGCTCAATAACTAACGCATCATTGGAACCAGACAAGCTAGAGCCGCCAGCATAACCAATAGCAGCGACATATTGATTCCCGCTAATTCCAGCAGGAACGGTGAAGCTAACCGAAAGAGGGAAAATACCATGATGCTGGTATGCGTGTCCCGTTAGGTTCTGGCCCGACATGCGAGACATTAACTTGCCGCCTGAAGGTTGGTATGTAGATGAAACGGAAGGCATGTTTTCACATCCAGCCGTTCCCGAAGCCGATGGGGTTAGGACTAAGCCATAAACCCATTCAATTGGGTAACTGTTGGGGTTAGTAGCCTCCAACATACATTCAACATGAATCACATCTCCAGCCTGAACATCAGGAATCATTACATGCGCAAAGCGTCTCCAGAGATGCGCTCTGTCTACGTAGTTTGTGTAGTTGGTAACTGGACGCACTTCGGTTACTAATTCAATCGGCCACGCTGCTGTGTAGGTATCATAACGTGTTAGGGTGATTGGGTCATAGGTAGGCGGTGGAGGGGGAGCTACTGCTTCAATTTCAATTTTAGAAATAATAGCAAGAGCGTTAGGATTAGACCCAGCACCGCTATAGCCTGATTTATTCACGGTAACGGCATCGTTCCCGCCATATTTGAAGAAATAAGACGTACCAACAGAAGCGCCGAACAGCGTTCTAATATCGTCTTGCGCCGTATTAGTTGTGATTGCGAAAGCAACTAATAAATCAGACGTTCCGTTATACGCAAACGTAATATCATCAGAAACAACCGAGCCGTCTTGCGGGAGGGTAAAAGCCCCGTTAGAGCCTACAGTAATTTGAACAGGCGTTGCAGCAAAGTCATAAATATCACCTGAGCCGCGATGCCCTACATATGCAGCTAAAATACCCGTAGGGGACAAGGTAGAACCGTTCATGGTTAGGCGAATTTTACTCGCCCCGCTACCAATGGCCGAGGCAGGGATTAACTGCACTAGCGTAGCGCCGCCCCATGTGTCTGAGTTGTTGGCTAGAACTTTGTCGAATACGGTTGTGAATGTCATAAATTCCTATGAGTATAAAATGTTAATTTTGCCAGCATCGAAAGTATTGGCACCGCCTGAAGTCGTAACTCGAATACGGTCTAATGTTGCTGATAGTGATTTACTGCCTACGGTGAAGCGTGTGCCGTATGAACCTGAGTTGTTAAACCCGATATGCCCCTTACAGACCCACGTATTCGTGGAGGAATCTAGAAGAGTAAATTCCCAATGTGCATAACGGAGAAAAGCCGCGCCCGATGTATTGTCTGGAAAGCCAATTGAAAAAGTAGTGCTTGAGGATGTGTCGTAATTCACACCAGCATAGCCCGTAGCTTCTATGCCGCCAGAATCGCCTAATTGGATAAGTATCTGGTCTGTTCCATTAGTGCTAACACCGTCCCACGTCATAAATATCTGCTTTGTGCCAGCAGGAATGCCCGTAAAATCAATGCTCGTTCCAGATGTGGAATTCTGGGGAGTAGCGGGTGTACCGCCAAGCTGCGAAGTTAACGCTAGTGTCCCTGTGGAATCCTGAATGGTTATGGTTCTATCGTTCGTAAACCAACCAACAAGTGTTCCGATTGCACCAGCCGAAGCGCCAGTAAAATCGAAGTTGATTCCCTTAGTGTTATCAGAAGTATCAACTAAAGTAGGGTTAGGAAGCGTTTTGTTTGCAAGCGTCTGCGTTGCCGTGTTGAGGGTAATCTCACCCGCAGCGTCAGGGAATGTTATGGAACGGTCAGCCCCTAAAGCGGCGGGAGCCGCTAAGGTCACTTTATTCGTTCCATTATCCGTATCTTCCGCGAACTCCAAAGATGCTGCCCCAGAAGCAGAAGCTGCGGTGTATGGAACAGGCGAGGCATTAAAAATAGTCTGCCATGACGCGCCGTTGCATTGAACTACCGCACTCGAACCTGCCGCAATTGTCGCAGTAGAAGTTCCGTTAATCGTTTCGGCGTCTGATGGGTCAATAGTTACAACGCCGCTACCAGTATTTTTAACAATGAAGAAAAACCCATCCCCAGCCGTTGCTGCTGGTAACAATGAAAGCGTCAACGCGGCAGTGCAGATTAAGAAGTAGCTATCATAAACAGATGTGATGGATGTATTAGTAGAGAGCGTCGCAGTCGTATAGCCAAAAGACCTTGCTTCGTCTGAAGTAATATCATCAACCGTCCACAACGTAACATCCGTTGAATCCTTTAGGATGAACTTATAAGCCCCGCCCTCTAACCAAACATCAGCATAACCATTAGAATCTAATACCACAGGATTAGCGTTAGCGGTATCTTCGCTCGCGTCTGTATAGGTTGGTTTAGGTGTTGTGGTGTTAGCTTCGTAGGTATAGAGCTTGCCCCCCGAAAGGGGTAAACCTGCATTAGAAAATGCTCGAAACTTGCCATAGGGTGATAATCTAGCCATTACTTCCTCTGTTCATAGGGGTTCTTTCCTTTTGGATTGACGATGATTTCGGTAGGGCCTAATCCTGTATCAGCAGCTTCCACCCCAGCAACCGCAGAGCCATAGTATTTAGCCTTACCAGCCAGCATTCTTTGGGTTTCATCTGAAAACTGCTGAAGCTGTAGGCCTAAATCCTTACGGGCGGCGGCCTCACTAAAAAATTCAACAGGGCGCTCTAAATTGAACGGTAAACGCTTCATCATCTTTGCAATAGTATAGGCTGTGTTGCTGTAGTTGTTAGCGCCTTTTTGCTCGCTGGCGATTTTAGCAACATCATCACGCAACATTTTTAATGTGGTGGCTTCTTGTGGCGAAAAAACTTCTTTAACAAAGCTTTGGTTTCTCAAAAGAGAATCTAATTCATTGCGAAGTTTGGCGGGCTGTATAACGCTGTGTTCCGTCCCCTCAATTAAAGTAGTGCCTGTTGCTTTTCTCAATACACGAGCCATTGTGCCGCTTTTAAGGCCATTGACCATTTCAGGGGCTTTTTCACCCGCAGCGCGTTTCATGTTTTTCACCAAGCGCCCCGAACCTGTGCCTAGCTTTTCACTAGATTTGCTGCCAGTTAAAACCATATTCGCAAGTTCTTCATCGGTCAGGTCATTCGATTTTACTATTCTTTCAACCGCTTTGTCGCGCTCAAATAAAACGCCCAATTCTCGTCTGGCTCCAGTGGCTTTTCTAACGGCATTTAATGCTTCCTCATCCCCAGCCCTTAAAGCGTCGTCTGGAAGCTTAGCAATAAATCTATCATACTCGCCTTTGATTTTACTTAAGGCAACTCCTTCGCTGTTTAATTTGCCGAACGAGTCCGTATTGTCATTAATCGCGTTAGTTAGTTTTCTACGCCAGAACTCCATGTTCTTAAGCGACATCTCGGTGACTTCAGGGCGAATAGATTGCGCCTGCTCTATTAGTTTTTGAGAGCGCGGAGTCATAGCAGTTACGTCAAAGCCGCCTTCATCTAGAATGCTGGATATTCTTGGGGCTAATCCCTCTCTAATGGCTTCGCCCGATACTCTAACTTTACCAGCGTCCGCAGCGTCATAAGCCTTGCTTACATTTGCCTTAGCGCCTTTATATGTTTGTTGTAAATTGCGCCCGACTCCTGAAAGCGTAGCGGCTTCATCGGCATTTGCGCCCATGCCGCCCATTACATTTCTAATGGCCTCTTGTTGTTTGGCATCGAATGCTTTTATATCGCCAGTCGCCTTCTCACCCATTGAACCAGCGCGCGCCATGTTTTCTAATGATTGTGCTTGGGTGTTTTGTGTTATCTGGCCTTTACTTAATGGCAATAATGAACCAGAAGGCTGTAAAGCGTTATCAGCAGTATTAGCTACCTGTTTACCGAAAGCGCGTGCTGCTCTTTCAACAAGCGGCACTGCTCGTTTTGCGATTGGTGATAATGCAGCAGAAGCGCCAAGGCCAACAGGCCCAGCAACGGCACCAAAACCTGCTCCAGTCGTAGCCGATTCCAATCTTTTCTCAGGGCTTTCATCGCCGCTTCCGAATCCATATAGACCCCCTGATACTCCACCAACTCCCGTAGCAGTAATTCCTTTTCTTGCGACACCTTGCCCCCCCAGTAATGTTTTATATAGATTAGGTGCTTTAGATGCAAGCATAGAACCGCCAGCAAGCGAAGTCCC